ACCAACGGATAGATCCGACATCTTCGCCTAAATCCGGAACGAGGTCGAGTTCTCCGATGCGGTCGATCCAAGACCGGACAGCTGTTTGGCGCAAGGGTATGACCATAGCGTCCGCAAGTGCGACGCTGCATCCCACCCCAGCACTGGCAAAGCGCAAATCTTTGCCTTCAAACATAAGCGACCCCTGTCCTAATCCAAATTGGACGGAATTTTATCCCCCATCTCCTGTGACGCGATATGGTTAAAGTCAATTAAACGCGCAACAAGAGATTTGCGGCAGAAAGTGCATTTTGTGCCGGAAAACCACCCCACGCAAACGCTTGCATTAGCCGGATCGGGGAAAACTTTATGACCGCTAATATATTATTACAGGCGACAGACGCTAAACAGCCAGTTTCATCCGATTGCGCGGGAAAATCCTGCACGGATAATGGCGCTATTCATGCACCTGTGGGAAATGGGGGGATGGTGTGATGGAAGACGAATTCCAACATAAACTATCTGCTCTAGTCTCAAAGCAACTATGTGGTGACGCGGACGCGGTTGGAACTGCCATAGAGCGGCTGACAGATGCGCTTGGTTTGGCTGTCGCAGTTTCTTGCGGCGGGGACATAACGCGGGCCGATGATATGCTTATGGGGGTTGATAACTACTTAGCTGAGTGCGTGGCCAATCATGCCAAGTTAGCGGCCTTTATGGCTCAATGTCGCCCCACCCCCAAGCAACCCCTAACATGAAAGGAATGGAAGATGGCTGACATCGCTAGTTTAAAGGCTGCGGGTTATGAGTGAAGCTTGCGGCGCATACACGGGCGACACCATTTGCGCCAACGGCTTCTTGTCGGTGAACGCAATTTGTAGCGGGCGGTCAAAGATAGGTTGCCGAGTCTGCGGCACAATAACCAGGCTTCCGCCTTGCCTGAACGAGAATGAAATCAAGTATCATGCCGATGATGCTGGAATGCCGAAATTGGCGCACTACAGAAAGGCCAAGAAATGATCGACCCTGAACAGATAGCGGCTAGCCTGACAGCGGGTGAGATAAAGCATCTTAACCGCCTCGCCACATCCAGCGCCCCGCTTGCGCGCAGAACTGGGTGGAAAGCGCGGGCAATCATGATGAAAGGATTGAGCGAGTGGGCTGACTATAAGGCTGGCACCGAACGCCTCACCGACCTCGGCCTAGCAGTCCGCGCCATTATCGAAAGGGATAGCAAATGACCAGCAACAACGGACGCCCAATACAACCGCACCGCCCCGACTTTAAGAAGCCAGCGCCAAGCCCCTATCCAGTGCTACCCATCTGCAAGCACGGCATCATGGTAGGCCCATGTTCTAAATGTGAGGAGCATAGCAATGGGAAGTGAGAGAGAGAAGATCGTGGCCGATGCTGAAACATGGTGGGCGCTTAAAATGCGGGAAAGCAAGTTTGTTTCGGCGCGGGTTGATGGAACTGGTCGTGTGGACGTTTGGTGGAAAGACGCCGACGAGAGCGGGGAATACACCCTTCCTGAAAACTTCCGTGACCACCTAACCACAGAAAGGACTGACAAATGACCTGGCTTCAAGCGATATTAGATAAATGCGCTGCCGAACTTGAGCGCCGCAAGGGTCAACCAATGTGGCTGAAAATCGGCCTCGGAAAGGACTGACAATGGTTGAGCAGGTAGATAGGGATGCTGCGGCGGAGCAATATTTGGAGATGCTCCCATTTTCTACAGAGGAAGGCGCCAAATTCATACGTAATGGGAAAAATGACGAACTACCATTAGTCCAAGCCTTTGCCGCCCACCGCATCGCAGCCGAGGCGCGTGGGAAGGAAGCCGCTGCGAGGATTGCCAGTGAACACGCGGCAACGTGGGGAAAGCGTTGGCGCGAAAAGGAAGATGAAGGCGACAAACCGGACATCTATCAGCACGGCAGACTGGCAGGACTTTCAGATGGTGCAGCGACTGTCGCAACCGCCATCCGCGCATCCATAGGTCAAGAGCATAGCAGCGAAGTCGAGAGGTTGCACCATTTGTTGCGTGAGTATCTTTAAGCAGAGGAAATAGACGACCCAGCCACACGAATGGCGGAGTTGGCAGCTTGCAGGCAACTCGCCCGCGCAGCACTGAATGGAGGACAGCATGGAACTGATTAACGACATTATCGCCAGCATCGACAACGAACCTAATCGCTGGAAGTGGTCTGGCCACACATTCGACAGGGATGACGGCTTGAAAATTTGGCGGGTTAATATGCCCATTTTGGATATTGAACTATACGCACCTTTTCAGATGTCTCTCCCGCTTTCCGCCAAGTTTCGTATTTGGCGCGCAATGTGTCGGCACAAGAATATGCTTTCATTGGACGCCTATATGCGCGGAAGGGCATGGTAATGGAGGCCAGCATGACGATTGAAGAAATAGCCCAGCTTGTTCTAATTGTTTTCTTGGGTGTGATAATGATCGCAATCTACCGCTCTCCACTCATCTGAAAGGCAACCAATGACCAAAGACGACGCGATAAAAGCGATTGAGAATTATCCCGCTACCCTGGAATTTAACGGGATGACATTCATCAACAGGGAAAGCGCAATAGAAGTCCTTAACGCCCTGCCCGATGCAGGATGGAGGGATATCTCCGAAGCGCCGAAGGATGGCAGTCGTATTCTCCTAGCCATGAAAGATAGGACCGGCGAACAGATGGTTTACGAAGGCAGATGGAACGATAAGAAGAAGCACTTTACTTCAACCAACGGCTTCTTGTTATTTGATAACTGCACCCACTGGATGCCCCTACCACCCCCACCGGAGAAAGCGTGATGAAATGGAACCCGCCAAGTGAACGAGTGATGTTGGTGTTACTGTCACCGCTCATAGTGCCAGCCACCGCATTTCTTTTTATTGGGTTGCTACCGATACTGGCGGTATCTTGGCTGCAAGACCGCTTTGATCATAATCGCGGCCAGTGGCGGCAATGGTTTGCGTGGCGTCCAGTCTATTGCGACGGATTTTGGTATGACCAAAGGAGCAAATGGGTCTGGCTCGAAACGATAGAGCGCAGGGGTTTTTGGCTCGATAACTCAGAATATCGGCTAAAAGGATGGTCCTCAATCTACCAAGGGAAAGCGTGATGGATATTATTGAACGGGCAGCGAGGCAGGCTTGTAAAGAAGGTGGCTTTGACCCTGACGAAATGATGCCGAATGATGGGCCGCGATGGAAATACTACGTGCCGAATGTCCGCGCCGTCTTATCCGCCATTCGTGTGCCTGATGAGGGGATGATTGAGGCAGGTAGCGCAGCAATACAGTCAAGCGGCTTTGTAGATGATGCCACAAAGCTAGGCTGGCAAGCAATGATAGACGCAGCGTTGAAAGGGTGATGTGATGGATATTGAGCAGATTCAGAAAGCCGGTGCAAATGCTCGTGCGCTTGGGCGTGATAGATACTCTAACCCATATTACAAGGTCGAGCATATGCCAGTTAACACGGGCCAGACCTACGAAAAATGGCAGGCTGATATTGATGCTTGGGATTTGGGCTGGCAGATGGAAGATGCCTTGAAGGGGTGATGGGGTGAAGCCGCCAATTCCTCCTGCATTTTGCAGCCATCTGCAAAAGATTGTATACGACACAGGAAGCACTACAACAGGCCGTTGCCCTCTTTGCGGAACGCGCATTACAGTCGTGGCTATCCGCAAGGAAGTGAAATATGGCGAAACTTGGTCGCCAAAGATGCCGCCTGTCGAAGTTGGTGGTTGACCGTCTTTCCAGTCTGTCAGCCGCATAGCGAGTGGCGCGATTGCTCCGCCTAATCGAGCATCATCTAAACCGATCTCACCAAATCCACAACATCTCGTCGACGCATGAAATCGGTGCGCCGGCAAATCGTGCGCCTCAATCGAGAACCGCGCCAAATCCACGTACCGAGCCTAGGCAGAGTGCAACTTCAAACTATGCCAATGCTCAAAAAATGGGGCAGATGCTAAAAAAGTGGTTCTCCACCGCTTATCATTGACATCATCAATGGGTAGGAACCGTGTTTTTCTTGCGCCTCTTTGGCTTTTCTTTGGGCACTTCGATTGCATCGCTTTCAGGATCGACGGCGATGACGTGCACAAGCTGGCCATCGAGTAAGGGCAGGGCCGCAAGGTTAAACCCCATTGCTTTATAAACTGCAGTCAATGCGTTCCAGGTTGAGGCGCTACACTTTCCGCTTTCAGCGCTCACTAATGTCCTAAGGCTTAGGCCAGCTTTCGCGGCCGCTTCCCTTTGATCGATGCCAGCAAGGGCGCGCATTGCTCTCATAATAGCGCTTTTATCTGCCATTTTGCGCTCTATGTGTAGCGTTTGTGTCATTTGCTTGTCTCCATACGGTGGATAGGTAGCATTTATTTGCATTTTATGTGCAATTAATGCTTGCAATCGCCGTAAATATATTTCAGTAAGGCGTCAACGGCAAAGAAAGCTCGCCTTTGCATATACACAATAGGGCAGATCAGTGGATAAGGCGGGGCCTTGGCAACAATGCGCCCCGCCACTTATTCCCCAAAGCCTTCGCAGCTTGTCCGATTGCGAAGCGTTCACTTGGGACAAAAGGAATTGAGCAAATGTCACATTATGCACGTAAATTCGACAATCGTTTAGGCTTTGGGCGCGAACGCCTCACTATTAAAGCCTTTCCTACTAACGACGCATTGCATCGCTTTCTCAATACACAAGGCAATGAATGGGGCGTTAGTGGCTACGGGCTAAAGGCTGGCACTTATGCCATGGCAGGCGGCAAATGGCACAATGTCCGCAAGTTGGATGCCATGACGTTGGCGCATGTATGATGCCCCGTCTATCCCGCGAAACATTGGAACAATTCGCAATCTGTCTTTTGATTGTGATTGTGTCCGCTTCCCTAACCTTTGGTGCAATTGGAGTAAGCCAGCCATGAATGACCTATCCACCTATGCGGCCGCCCTATCGACTAAAGCCGATATTGAGGCAATTTACACTAGGGCAAGCGACGAATTGCGCGCCCTAGCAGGGGGCGGCCCTATGGGATTGACGCCCGATAGCGTTAAACAATCGCCAGAATTTAAAGCTGCTCAATCCGTTTTTAATTATTGGCACGCCCGATTGAGGCAATTCAATGCGGCATTTATTCGCCAATACGGCAAGCAATATCATGCTGAATTGAGGGCGCAACGTGCCAGCTTATCGAAAGGGGGAAACTAACCAAAGCCGAAACGCGCGGCCATAGCGTCGCGCGTCTGGACGGATTGCCTAACCGTTCACTGATGAGGCAAGGCAAAAGGATTTTTATTTATGACGATTTTAACAGAACAAGAAACATTGCAGCGCGCGGCCGCGCGTCTCAATTTGACGGTTAAGGCTCAATTTGTCCCCTTTAGCGTTTCACGTTCAAAGGATCAAAAGGACAAGAATCTAAACTGGAAAGTGACGCTGCAGCGCGACGGCCGCGACATTATCGAAACGGATTATAGCGCCGGTCAAGGGCATTGCCCTAGCTATAAATCCCCGCCTAAATTTTCATCCGGCGCCGTTGATAAATGGAAGCATCGCAAGCAAATAGACATGGAATGCGAGACGGGGAAGCGCTGCAAATTTCAATATGAAAGCGCGCAATCCCTTAGCCCTATTTCCAGCCAGCCAATTGTGCCCGATGAATGCAGCGTTATCTATGCCCTAGTCATGGATTCCGATGTTCTCAATTATTCCAGTTTTGAGCAATGGGCGGGCGATTTTGGTTATGATACGGACTCGCGCCAAGCCGAAAAGATTTACCAGGATTGCTTGGCGATTGCCCTAAAATTGCGCGCCGGATTAGGTGAGCAAGCCCTAAGCGAATTGGCGGCCGCTTGCCAAGATTATTGATCGAAACAATCGGCGCGCCTTGCCCTATCGGCGGAATATGTGGCGCGCCCTATCATGGGAATTGAGACAATGGATATTGCAACACAAATGGAGCTTTGCAACCAATTTGGAATTGTATTAGGCCGCGATTTTCACGCGCTTAATTCGGATCAAGTTGAGCGCATTATAGCGGCTGCGGATTCGGTTAAATATCGCAAACCCAAAAGCGCTAACGGATCGCGGGCGCGATATTTTTATCAGGCATTGCAAAGGGCGCACAATCGCCGTTGTCGCGCGCTCGGAATGAAAATCTAAACCCTATCGTGAAAATTCGGGCCAATGGGGCCCTATCAGGAGAATTTGATATGTCGAAGTTTTATGAAGTCCGTTGCACCGCAAGCGCGGAAATAACAGAATTGTGGCGCGTTCAAGCCGATAGTGAGGATCAAGCGATTGAATTAATCGGGGAAGGGCAAGGCGATTTTATCCGTCAATGCGATGACGATGAAGAGCGCGATAGGCGCGACTGGCAAGCCGATGAAATTTTGCCGTATGAATATGAAACGCTTGGCCAATGGGATCAGATGCAAGCGGCCGCGCCCGATATGCTGGCGGCGCTGGAAGATGCCTATTCGGAATTGCTGGCAGATAGCCATAGAGACGGGCCGCGGTGCCTTTTGCTTACTCAAATGGAGCGCGCCATAGCCAAGGCAAAGGGGCAAGGGGCATGAACGCGCGTTACAAAAGCCGAATTGCGGCGAGCAAAGGGCGGCAAGAATTAGAATTGCTGGCCGCGGCTAAGCGCTTTGGTGACAGAGGAGCGGCCGCGTTTGTGGAAATAGCAAGGGCGCGACATAATGCGCCGATAACTTTGGAATATGCCGCGGATCTGATTAGCCGCGCAAAGTCTGCACCCTAGCGGCGCAATAGAAAAGCGAAACGCCCGCCCCCTTTCGTGGGAATATCGGGCGTCACTGGAGCAAGGCCGATTCCAGTCTGATGAGCTGGCCAAAATGGAGACTAAGACAATGGAAATCACGAAAATTGAAGCCGCGAGCGAATTTAACCTATTTGACCTATTCGCTAAATGCCAAGTGGTAGGCGACAAGCGCGTCGCTAATGATGATGAATGCCGCGCCTATGCGCGCTGGCTGGCCATGAAAGCGGGCGTTGTGGAAGCGGTAACGAATAGCCCCGTTCTCGAATGGAAATACAGCGGCCGCAAGCATAGCGATAAAATTTGCATCGGCGCATATTTTGGGAATGCCTTTGTCACGTTTCCCGGTGCGGATCAGAACGGCGCCGTAACTTTCGAGTTATTGGACGAAAGCGGCAATGTCGAAACAAGCGGCACCATATACGCCAAGCCGAACGGGGCGCTTAATGTGAGCCCGTCCGATGCTGCAGCGATTAAGGAAAGCGGCAAGGCATGGGCCAAGGCGAACAAGGGCAAGGCAAAGGCCGTTCCGGTTGCCGTTGCTGCCCCTATCGATGAACCGGCACCCGTTGCCGCCCTACCGGATGAATTGGACGCGCCCGAATGCGCCCCAGAGACGCCACAGGACGACGCGCCCGCTACTACCCTAGCCGAAACGCCTGAAATAGCGCCACAGGACGAAAAAAACGGCGTTGCCGATGATATTGAAGCGCAACCCGATCCCATTGCGGCATTGATTGCGCGAATTGAGGCGCTGGAAGCGGCCATAAATGGAGCAAAGGCAGGCAGCGCAACCAAAAGCGAAAATCAGGACGATTTGTCAACCGGCACCCCTTCCGTGGGAATATCGGAACCTGCACCCCTTTCGGGGGAATTGAAGCCCAAGCGCTCCCCCGCTCATATTCGGGCGATTATCGCCTATCTGGCTATGCGGAAAGAGCGCAATTCGGAACGCAAGCATAACGCCATAGGAATGGCGCAACTGGATGAGATGCGTAAAGAATGCGGCCAATGGCGGGGATTGGCAGAGAGCAGCGCAGCCGAATGCCTGAAATTGCGTAAAGAGCGCGATGATTATGAGGGATTGCAGCAACGGACATGGGAGCAGGCGATGGGCTATAAGATGCAGCGCCGCCGCGCTATCCTGAAAGCGCTGGCCCTTCGTGGGAATTTGAAACGCTCGCGCGATATTGCCACCGATAGGCTCAAGCAGATCGTTGACATGTCCGACCGCCTTATTTCCGAGAGCAGCAAAGCCACGACCGCCGAAACATGCGCCCGTTCGGCCGAAAGCAGGGAAGCCAAGGCTAATGCCGAATTGGCGGACATCAAACGCAAGCTCGCAGATCCGGCTAACCCCTTCCGCCTGTCCGATATGGTGGCGATAAATGACAAGGCGGGGGAATATCAGGCACGCGCCGAAAGGGCAGAAGCGGAAAGCGAACGCTTGCGCCGCTTGGCCATCCAGAACGCGGGGCATATCGAGACGCTTGCCAGCCGGATAGCAAAGGCCGAAACCATGCTGCGAGATAGCGGGTTGATGCCGGCGCTTTCAATCGTCCCCCCTTCCGTAGAAATTGCGGCATAGGGTATTCGTGGGAATTATGGTGACTTCTCTGCCCTATCATGGCATAGAAATCGGGCCGGTTAAGCTGCGTCAACAGCCACCGGCCCTGACCACTACGAAAGGATACTTCGCTATGGCTAGTCGCCAATTGCCCGATATTGATGTGCTACACAAGTTAATGGAATACGATTCCTTAACCGGATTATTCACATGGAAGCGTCGCGCGCCTGAATTATTTGATAATTCCAAGGGGCAGGCGTTGTGGAGATCGAGAGTATGGAACTCGAAAAATGCTGGGAAACCGGCTTTAAATAGACCCCATGGCGTTGGGAGGACACACCTATCTGGCGGGATATTAGGCGAACTTTGGTTGGCTCATAGAATCGCGTGGGGGATGCACTACAATGTGCGTGATTTTGATGTGATCGACCATATCGACGGTGATGGCACCAACAACAGAATCTCTAATCTGCGCACCGCAAACATGGCCATTAATGCTCGCAATGCGGCGATGCGTAGAGATTCTACAAGTGGTGTATCAGGGGTTCATTGGCATGTAGGAAGATATGGGAGGCCGGTTTGGGTCGCTAGAGTGCAAGTAAACGGAAAGCGCCACTTCCTTGGCTCTTTTGATGACATTGAGCAGGCAAAATCCGCTCGCCTTTCAGCGCTATCTAAATACGGATTTGGCCCATCCCACGGAAAGTTGAGAAAATGAGTGTAGATTATACCTACACAAAATCACGGCCTAAGGAATTATGCCAATTAGCTGGCCGTTGGAATGGGCACATTCCTGCTTGTGGCATAATTAGCGAAGTCAAATATGATGGTTTCCGATGCTTGTATTTTCGCGGATTGGAGGGCCGGCCAGCCCTGTGGACGCGCAATGGCTTTCGCATAGAGGGGACAGGCCATATTCTGCATAGGCTATCACTTATGGAACGCGCAGCCGGTTACCCCCTATTCATCGACGGCGAATTTCAGGTTGACGGAACACTGGCCGCAACAAAGGCGTGGTTTGAATCCGGTTGGAAGTCAGGCGATGAGGCTGGTCAGCTATTCGCTTTTGATTGTATGCCACTTTCCGATTGGGAAGCAGGGCGCAGCGATGTGCCTTGGTATGAGAGAAAGAAACTCTTGGCCGATCTACTAGCCGCTTCCTATGTCCTACCGGACGATTGGGAATGGCGCGAGGGGCGTCGTGGGGATGAGCCGGCCACCCCTATCAGCGTGATACCAGATCAATGGCTGGAAACGGCTACGGATGTGCGCGATGAAGCGGAAAGAGTGTGGGCGCGGAATGGAGAGGGTCTTATGCTAAAAAACCCAATGGCACCCTATGTCCGTGCTCGGTCGAACGAATGGCTAAAGGTGAAGCGCAATGGCGTCCGATAAGAAATGTCCGCGCTGCACCCCCGCCGATGAAGTTACATGGTCCGACCTGCAATCAGATCGGGTCGAGTTATGCAAAGAATGTCAGGAGAAAATAAGTGACACCGAAAGTTGAAAAGAACGTCGAGAGGCTGATCGAGAAACTGCGCGATGCCTATGCGGTAAATCCCGCTGGTGTTGGCGCCATCGTGAACGATGCGACCGTACTTGCAAATAGGCTCATCAACCGAGCCCCTACCGAGGGGATGGAGCGGATCGAGTACGCGCCGTCAAAGGGTCCGGTCTATGAGTTTACCGGCCTTGTGCTGCACGAGGGCTCGTACAACGATACATCGATCGAGATCGCTCAATCCCTATCAGGGAAATTGGTGGTCTTTCAGGAATGGCGTGGTTCTCAGGGCGACATGCTCAGTCGTGTCGACGTTCTCGAAGCCGGTGATTACATCGGCGTCATGGATGCTCTCAACTGGTCCGGTCTTGCTCGTAATGCAGCCAAGGCGCTCAAGTGGCGGTTGCGCGTGGAAGTCGATTGACCCCCTATCAGGAGAATTGCGATGAACAAATTTGACGAACAGGCTGAAGTCATGAAGACGAAGTTGAGGCACAGTTTCAGCAAAGTATCCTCTGATATATCTCGAAGTCTGGAAAGCGCATTTAACAGCCCAGAGGCTAAACGTGCATTGAAAGAGTTGTCCGATGCCGTTGGTCAAATCCAGATCGATAACAAGGCATGGCAGGATTATCGCGCGGCCTTGAAGCGAGCAAGACTGCAAGCGACTGAAAGCAAAAAAGCGGGCTGAAGGTTTGACCCTCCAACCCGCTTTTCGAGGTTCCCCCTCATTTCCCCACACCCTATCAGGGCAATTATGGGCCGGTCACGTTCCCCCGAACCATTGACCGGCCCTCCCGCGTGGACGGGAACCTTATCTCTTTGGCCATGCCTCGATCAGCAATTGGCGCTTCTTTTCACAGTCCGCATTGGCCAGCGCTGAGTTGGTCATCATCCGGCGAACCTGAGCCCGCGTTGCGCTACCATCTGGCTGCGTTTCAATTTCCGGTGTCGGTTTGCACGGCCTCTGCGCTTCCAAGGGCGCTGAGGGGATAGGCGGTAGCGTTGATGGAGCGGATATTTTGATTTGCTTCTGACACCCCATCAGCGTCAAGGCACACAGCGCTGCCAGAAGCAGTCTGCTCATATTGGTCAAGGTCACGGTAAATCGTCTCCCTCACTGTGCGAAGTGGTCCCTCGCGCCATTCGGTGAATGTCTGGGTGGCTTTCTGGCCCTGCTCGATACCGCGCTGGTATTCGGCTAGGGCGCGCTTCTCTGCTTCCGTGGCTGCTTTTGCCACGTCGACAGCAACGCTCAGTTGTCCAGCGGTGAATTGTGATGCTCCATATTTAGTGATACCCAGCCAGAGCGCAAACCCCAGCAATGCGACGCCCGCGGCTCCGGCTGCGTATTTCCACATTATGCGATCTTTTCGGCTTCGGTGGTCACGCCGGAACGAATGAACGCACCGAGCAATGCAGTCACGACAAGCTGGGCAGCGGCAGCAAGCGTCAAATCGCCAGTTAGATAGCCGCCAACAGCGCCCAAAATGGTGAGCGCCGCAGTCACATAGGTTTTCTTTCCTTTAAGCATTTCAGTCTTCCTTCTCAATTTGTCCGACGATTTCGGACGGTTTGTGATTCCAGCGATACCCGCTGCCCCGCTCGCTCTCGATCGGGTAGGGTATGCCTTCGGCACGAAACTTCTTCTTGATGTTGTTTAGGTGGACAAGCAGCGTCTTTGCCGGCCATCCCTTTCTTGTCTCAATGCAGCGCTCGGTGATCACGTCCGTTGGGACGAAGCGACCGTTTTCCTTTGCGATGGTGTGCAAGATCGCCCGCTGCTTCTTGGTCAGCCTTATGGCCCGACCTTGGTATGTACACTGGCCGCGATGATCGATTTCAAAGTCGCCACGGATAAGGACCAAATCAGCCCGTTGGTTTGCACCGCAATTCCAGCATGTCGATGAAGGTCTGCGCTTATCGTCTTTGTTCGCAAGAGCCTGCCTGACTATCTCCCGCAACTCATCCGCATCAAGCGAAGATAGATAGTCAGACAGTTGACCCTTCATTCCTTATCCTTGGGGAATGTCTGGTAATTGAAATCGGCCTCGGTCGGCGCGCTTGGCTCAACGCCTGGGACCGGCGCGCTGGCATGTAGAGCATCGGCCATCTTTTGCATGGCGCGAGACTGACCAATCTGGCCAATGCGGTTGAAGCCGATCTGGGCGAGCGCAATAAGGCCCGTCGCAACGGTTCCTATCAGCGTCCCCTTTTCTTCTTCGCCACCCGTGATGAAACTAAGCGCCAACCATACCAGCCCCACGACGCAAAGAGCGGTCAGTGACCATGCGGCAAATATCTCAAGCCGTTGGTTGGAAAGTGCGGTTGGAGACTTAATCATGCTTCGTTCTTGGACAGCGCTGCGATTATGTCAGCGGTCACATCGACCCTTTTGGCACTCGACCATGAAGGCTGGTAAGATGGCTTGCGGACTTGGAATACTGTTGCCTTGCCACTTCCTGACCATTTCCCATCAAAGAACAAATCCCTTTCTTTGGTCCGACGAGGGATGATCTCCGTGGGCTTGCGGTAATTCATAAACTCCTGACGCGCCTTTTCACGGTTGCCAGAAATCCACGATTTTACCCAGCTTGCCGAGCGGATCGCGCCAGTATTGTAATGGAATGAAAGAGCGGCGGTGAATTGGGCCTCGGTAAGCGCCTTTCCCTTGAAAGCAGCAATTACATCGGGGGCATATTTCTCACGAAGCAGCCACTCATAAACGGCGATCACCTTGCTAATCGGCTGTGGGTTGTCCTTATACCGCAGCACATTATGACCGGACGCGGATGTGACACCTACACCCCAAGTCCAGATGCCTTTGCTGTCCTTGTAAGCCTCGCAGATAATGGCTTCATGATCGATTATCTCTTTCATGCACAACACGGTGATCGGGTTCATGTAAAATCCTTTCGTTGGACAAATAATTTAATCCACGGTAAATTGTCGTCATGACAAATAACAAATGGACGGTGCTTGAGCGCCGAGGGAAAATGGCTCTTTGCCGCTGCGAATGCGGGACCGAAAAAGTTACTTTTTATTGGGACGTCATCAGAGGACGATCCAAATCTTGCGGATGCACCCGACTTGTTCACACCAGCGCACTTGGGCGCAGCAACAAGCGGCATGGATTAGCCGACACTCCAACCCATAGATGTTGGATTGAAATGCGACGTCGCTGCAATGCCAAGCATAGAAAAGAATACGAAAACTATGGCGGTCGAGGAATTAAGGTTTGCGACCGATGGGAAAACAGTTTTGATAATTTCCTTGCCGACATGGGTGAAAAGCCCGCTGGCCACACCATTGAGCGAATAAACAATAATGGTCCTTACTCCCCTGAAAACTGTCGCTGGATACCAAGAACAGATCAGGAGTTGAACAAGCGTAGCAATCGATTCATCACAGCCTTCGGATACACCTTGCCCGTCTCTGCAATGGCCAGAAAACATGGCATGGAACCCGCAAAACTTTTTAACCGGCTCAAAAAGTATGCGACCGCCGAAGAAGCTATTTTGTCGGTCAATAAGGAGAGTGGATAACAAACTCTTTGGAGTAACTGTTGGGGAGCGCGCTGTTCACAACGGTCGGCTGCTTTGCGAGACGCCCGAAATAGGTCTTGGCCTGACGGTAGATCGTAGCATCTGGGTCGAAGCAGCAATGGATGAAGCCACGCATACCCATCTGCTCAATGAATGGCCGGAAGGTCGTTTCAAACTCGGCTTCACTCATCCACGACAATTGGAAGCCAAGGCTTCGGATGATAACGCCATCTTCTTCCGAGATGACACCTTGGCCGCCAAATTCCAGCGACCCCAGATCCTCGACACCCATCTCAAAGCCTCGGTCGTAAAATCGGTTCATGATGGCCTTCTTGCCAATCACCAGTGCGGCCGCTTCAAAGTCTCCGGTGTGACCGGCGATGTCTATGCGTATCCAGCGCTTCGTTTGGAGCGCGGGAATATCGAGATGGGAGTTGTAATATCCATCGGTACGAGTGATCGACGGGGATATGAAGGGGAGAACGCCGCTGTCATAATCCGCCGTTCCGTCGACTTCCGCCTGAGTATCACCAACCCGAACGCGGATTGTCGTCCCAGCCAGCGCATTGGCGCCGAGCAAACTCACATAGTTAAATTCGCGGTTGACGCCAAAATCGCAGCGGACCCAGAGGTTCGTGTTTCCGGTCGACTGCCACACCATCCCTGCATCCTTGAACAGACCCAGATGCGATGCAGGCCGGTTCGACCGCTCATTACCTGTTGTGATCGTTCCGAGGGAAAGCGGTATCGTAAAGGCTGGTTTCTGAATTGGCATTATTTAGCCCCAAGACTGGATGATGGTTTGCTGCTTTCCAAAGTCGATGGAAAACTCGGAGATGATTGCGGCGTGGCCAGCCTGTCGGAACGTATCTTTCACGGTCAATTGGGGCGCTGTGGTCGTATAGGCCAGAGCAATGCCGGTTGCTTCCCCAGATACAGCCTGATTGAATGCGCGGCGGTCTGCGCTCAATAACGTCCCGCGTTCGGCGCACATGGCCTGAGCATCCGCTTCAGCCTCAAAGAATGTGGGGACAGGCTCAAGTGTTTTGCGCGCTGCATCCGCATATTTTGTCACCACGGTCGACACAGGGCCATTCTTTACCGTGCGATACCCTGTCTTCACATATTCAGCGCGGGCGGCTGTTGCTGGCATTTACGCTTCCTTTTCCACGAACCAGTAATAGCCGATGCCCGTTTCAGGTTTTATCGGGAACGGAGCACCGGCCACGATGCGCCACGTGCCTTCGGGCAGGAAATACACCAGCCCCAGGGCGATGCTCTGGTTCGATGCGATGACGCCGGCCAAAATTCCCGCGATCGCGGCAATGCGGATGCTCCACATTTTCCACGCCTGGCGCACTTCTTCGATAAACTTCATGGATAACCCCCATAAAAAAACCGCCCGAAGGCGGTGTTGCGTGTGTGTGTTGGCAGGGCGTCAGTGCCCGCGAAATAATTCCCATATGCCGTAGCAGGCGCTTCCCAGCACTCCGAAGACACCGGTACCGACAATCCATTTGCCAAGCTTGATGGCGCCCATCTTTTCGTCGCGATCGGTGGTGAGATCAGCAACCCGCTCTGGTAGCTTTTCCAACTTGGCCAACGAAAGCATGACAGTGTCGAGCTTTTCGTTGGCCTCTTTCATTCCATTTTTCAGATCCCTGATTTCGCGATCGCGATGCTTGCTTGCTTCTTTGATGGCTGCGACTTCGGCGCTCAAATTTACTGCGTTCATTACGCAACTCGGATTTTCAAGGTTGATCCTGTTCGATACAAACCTTTGACTGGGACTCCTCCGCTTGCTGCTGCGGTATCATCCGCGTGATCTGGAATGGTGCCGCTGGGGCCAATACTGAAAATAACAACCGGAGATCCCGCTGCATCTATAACCAGTTCTATTCGGTTGCCATTTGCGGCAGAGGAACCCATACGCCATGCGAAGCTGTTACCAGAGGCGTTTGCACCGATCGCTGCGTATGCGCTTGCGCTCGTACTGGCGTTGCGAACTCTACTGAAAACTTGGACGGCGGCGTCATACTCGAACAATGGCGCGCCGAATGCCTTAAACTCCACAGTTCCCGTGTTGCCGATGACGGTCTGGTTATTGGCTGTCGTGAATGAATTTTGGCCGATCGCAATACTGTTTGTAGCGTCGGTTTTTTGCGAACCAGAATTACCTGACCCATCGCCGATAAATATGTTTGAATCACCGGTTAAATGCGCTCTACCGGCGTTGTGTCCGACGCCAACATTTCCGTTCCCAACCGATAGCTCCAAAGCCGAAAAGCCAAACGCGGCCCGACGCGAGACGTTGGTACCTGTAAACGCTGCAGCTTGACCAAAAGCAGCATTTTGGTTCCCTGTCGTATTCCGGCGTAACGCTTGATATCCAAAAGCTGAATTTTCTATCCCCGTCAGATTATCGCCCATGGAGGAATCACCAAATGACGAATTGGACGTAGCCACCTGCGTAAATTCTTGGCTGTTTTTCCCAAAGGCACATGCTCCAACACCGGAAACGCAGTTTGTCAGAGCCTTGTGCCCCACTGCTGTGCAATCAATAACAGATACGCCATATTGCAGCGCACCCTCGCCGAATGCAGTGTTCCCTCCCCCAGTGGTTATGCCCGAAAGTGCGCTACGCCCTACGGCTGTGTTATTACCACCTGAGGTTATATTTGACCCCGCATTATGTCCGATAAACAGATTTGCAGTGCCGGTCAGTGTTGTTGATACCCGATCAGGGGCGAGCGCTCCGGCACGGCCGATGAAGAAGTTAAAGTTTGCATAATCGGTTAAACCTATAATCACATTGTTGATGGAAATGCGGCGATCGACGGCAGGCCCACTACCCTTGTGCCCCCAGAGATAAAACGAGCTATCGTAAAGATCCGCGGGCGGTGCAATTGTCCGATCAGTCATGTTTGCCATGTCGTTTCCTCAATTATAAGTTCAGTAAAATTTCGCGAATTGCGGCGATATCGGAAGGGCTTTGGGCGGAGGACAACGACGCCTCCAATTCATTCGACCATGATCTTATGGCGTTGACTTGCGCACGGCGCTCCACCGCGCCCGGCTCGTCAGGATTGGCTAGGTCATTCAGTTGTCGCCATGTCGGCGCGACTTCGGCAATTTTAGCGGCAGCTGCGGCTTTTATTTCAGCGATCAACGTCGATTCAACGCCGGATAGTCGAAATGCAATTTTGCCAGTGTCGAATGAGACAGCTTCGCCAAGGTGGGGCAGGGGTTCCCTTTCCAGCTGGTAAACACGCTTTCCGACAAGAGCGTCTTTCCCGTCAAGATCGGGGTTGTCATACCTGACCATAAACTCTCCGGATTTGCTGACAATCGCCCATATTTGCGTCATGGTTTTGCTTCCATTAGTGCGGTGCCGGTGGGGTTTACATTGCGGCCCGTGGCATTGAGTAAACCGACCAACCGAACATCGTAGCTGCCTGCCGGCAAGCCTGATTTTGTTTGCGTCACAGCCACCGAGCCAGGTTCCGCGTCATAAACTTCGTAATCGGGCGGGCCTGTGTAAATCGCCGAGATGCCAGACGATCCGACAATGCCAGCTGCGAAGTCGTTCCAGCTTCCCGAACCGGCGACGGCATATTGCCATTTTGCGGTCATTGTGCGGATGACCCCGCCGTTGCCAGTGACATAATAATCAAGTGGAGCCGTCCCATAGAGGCTTTGGCCGCTGGCAAGAGCAAGAGTCTTGACGCTGGAAATTTCGACATAGCTTGTGCTGTTGAGCGTGATAAACTCGCCGGCAGCCCAGCTTTTTGAATCGGTGCCCGATGGCGCCGAAGGCGCTGGCGCAAGCGCTTTGCTGACTTTGAACGGAAGAGCCGCAACGGCAATGCCGGCAACGGTAATGTTGAGCACACCGCCTGCATCAAGGGCGGTGATGGCCGTAATGGACACCGTGCCTTTGTCAGATGCCCCGTCTGTGTCCACACGTGTGAACGTTCCGCCATAATCACCAGTAATCGTGTAATGAACGTCATCCGCGCCCCGAATGCTAACGCCGCCCCGAACAACGGTGGGCGTCCATGTCACCAACGCCAGATTGGTGCTTGTCACTACGCCAAGATAATCGGCAGGCACCGTTTTGTCTGGTGACATCGAAGCTGTGACTTGAGTCGCCGCAGTCATGGCCTCGATCGCTAGGCGCTGCACGCTCTTTAATTCGGTGTCATACTCACTGCGAGCCGTGTCAAGTGATCCGCGAACGACCGGACTTGCAACCGAAATATTATTCCATGCGGGCGAAATGGCGGCGAGAAAATCCAGCCACGCCGTGCGTTTCGTATTGAGTGTTGAGACCGATACGCCGGCAGCAGTCGCATTTGCACTTATGGCGCTGTAAGCGGCCGCGAAGGCCGCTGCTGCAGGTATTAAAACCTCCACTTTTTCGCTGATGGTTATGATATCGTCGTCATCGATAGCGTTTACACGCGCTTCGAGAGTCGTCACTTCAAGCAAAGCCGCATCAGCCGTGGCTTGTGCTGTCGATATCGCAAGATCCTGAATATCCTCGTACCCAGAGGAAGTGACCGCGCCTTCATCGGAAGTGATGTCACCTTCATCGCTGAATACATTGGTTCCGACAAAGCGGTATTGCTCATTGTTCTGGCCAATGTAGATGCCCCCAATAAGCATGGTGGCTGGAGGTGGGTCGGGGTAACGGACGCTTATCAGTTGGTCGAAGCCCGATATTTCCTCGGTCGAATGAACCTTCCATGCTCTGTCATACGCAAACTCGATGTAGCTGAAAGGCGGCGAAAGTCCGGTTTCCTCAGATGACACCACCCGCGGCAACTGCTTTTGCTGCGCGTCCAGAACGAGTGAACCGGCTCCGACCGATATTCGGCAAGCGAACAGTTTGCCCATGAAGCTGACACCGGCCTGAGCATTGCAGGGAGCGGCCAATTCAGCGGCAACTTCCAAAACCGTCTTTTGGGCATTGAGGAAATAGCCGATGCGGCCCTGATTAGATAGGCCAGCCAATGCAGTATCGAGCGCGTTCCATGAAGTCGTATCAATCAGCGACCCAGAGACACCGGCATTACTTGCAATGCGCTGCACGATCTCGCCCGTTTTTCGGGTCCATGTGCCGCCAAAGGCGTCACCATCTACATCGCCCGTGATGACGCCCGCCGCTGGGGCTCCGAGTTTAATCAGGCCGGACGCAAGGCATGTCGCCCATTCGCCATTGGGGACTAATGCCGCAACAAGGGCGGTGTAGTTGGCAAAATTCCCGACAGACGCTCCAAACTGACTTGCCTTCTCGTACAGCGCGTTGACCGCCTGTATCGGGCCATAGGCGCTAAACTGGTAGATATTGTTCACGCTGTCGATCAAGACCGGCTCGACGTTGGAGCATCGGCCAAGGAGAAACGGCTTTGGTTGGTTCGCAAGGGCCGTCCCGCCCTCTATCCCGCCTGTCCCTGCATATTTAAGGGTGAGAGCGTCCTTTTCAAAAGGCGTGCTGTCCGAGCGGATATTGAGCCGGACCTGGTTGCCGGACGCCGAATAACTATCCCCGTCGACAATACCCTCATAAATCTGGGTCCAAGGCCATACCTGTCCTTTGTCACCGGCCCACAGTTTAATCTTTGCACCTTGCCATACGAAACGGCGCGCATTTGGCAGGGCGGTCAGAAACTTGTCGATCTGCAGCACCATCGCGCCACCGTTTGGAGAAATGGTCCCGTCAAAGTCTCCCTTGAACAACCGAATGGCAATCGTGGGAGGTGATGAGATGGCCGGATACCATGTCAGGCTGTTCAGGCCCGTCACTCGCCTGTCATTGGCATTGGTGCATCGCAATGTCTGCCGTGTGCCAAGAACAGGATCGAGAGGCGTTAATTCAGCGAGGACGATCATCAGAAGAAGGTGCTTCCAGCAAGGCGGAAGTTGACCGGAATATTGCTAGTTCCCGTCTGGACGGCGATCTGTTGCAGCAAGAGATTGCTTTGGTTTATTGCTGCCACAAGCGAGTTTGTCTGGCCTGTAATGGCGCCTACCACCGCGCCACTATCATTCGCAGTCGAACCAAAGATGCCCGCATTGTTCTGAGCCAGCAAAGCGACGTTGCTTTCGGCATCAATGCGCGATTTTGTCAGGCCAGTGATCTCATCGAGACGAGAGAAGTATCCCGACTGGCTTCCGAATATCTGGCGTTCGATGTCGAGCAAGGTACGTGCGACGTCCGCAAACTCATCATAGGCCGTTTTGTCCCCAGCGGCCACACGGGCCTTGAGCGGGTCATATTGGGCCAATGCGAACGCTTGGCGCTCTTTCAGGCTGCGATTGTCATTGGCCGCGGTCAAATCGTCATACAGGCCCTTCAGCGATGACGTAACGCGCTCGTTCGCCTCCTTGATGGCATCGGCACGCTCTAAGCCATAGAGACGTTCCAACTCAGCATATTCGGCCGCAGATGCACCCGCTTCCGCAAAGATATTCCGCAACCGGCTAAATTCACGGTCGAGACGGTCTATTGCTGCGCCGGTGGGGTCATCGCGCTCTTTCAGGCGGTCGAACACCGATTGGAAGTCGAGAGCCTTTTCCAGACCTTCTTCGAGCGATTTTGCATTGGTGAGAAGTTTCTTCGTACCTTCACGAAGCCCGACAAGAACGCCGTCATTGATCAGATCGAGGGCTAAGGCGCGCGCGGCCTCAATTGCCGCTTCTTCACCCTTGCCAAACTTGATGACGCCAGCGCCCTTCGTCCGGCCTTGTCCGGTGGGATCGAGGACATACGACTTCTTGCGGATACCGATAGAAGCCGAACCAGCACTCGCATTGACCGATACGCCCAACTGCTCCGCAATTGAGTTGATCTGTTCAATGACGGAATTGGCCGAATTTGAAGCGCTCGCAATACGAGACTTGCTGTTACCGCGCGTGCCGGTGATGCCGAGCGAGCCGTTTACGCCACCAATTGTTGCCGAGCCGCGCAAAGCGCTTCCAAATAGTGCGGTCAGTGGGCCGCCGATTAGAGCCGTCAGCAATCCGCCGTTCTTAATCTGGTCAGTGCCAAACAGTTTCCCGAACGACTGGTTCAACTGCAGCGCTGCTCCGACTTGGGGCAGGGATGACATGATGGAGTTGAGAGGACTGTTCGGCCCCAAGAAGCTATTGACGCTTCCCAAGATAGAGCCTGCCGCCTGTCCTATTTGGCCACCCTTGCGACCGAACGCGGAACCGATGGCCTGTCCATAAGCTGCACCTTGGAACGCGCCCTCGATCGCCCTGCCAATGGATGATGCAGCAAGCCCGTTAATTCCAAACAATTTCTCCAGAGACTTGCCGAACGTCTTGGCGAGAACAGAGTTGGCGTCTTTGATGCCATTGACGACAATTTCAGCCTCAGTCTGCCCCTCGGTGGCAGGAATCGGGTTATCGTTCGCAGCGGGGACACCATTTATCTTATTTGCGGCATTGGAAAGCGCGGACGAAAGTTTGTCCAAATCCTGAATAATCTCGCCGATGCTACCCGCCATCTGCTTTCCAGCTTCGTCGACCTTATCCAGACCCAAGATTTTCAAGCGCTGGTTGTCGAATAAGTCACCGAACAGGTCGCGGAAAATGGTATCCGTGATACCCTGCTTCACAATATCGAATTGGCGCTTGATGAGGTTCGAGAAGCCTTTGCCGTCGAGAACGTCGCGGATGGTCTGGCGGAAGTTTTCGCCGGTCTGGTCGAGAAGGCGAAGTTGCTCTTGGCGGATTTCGCTCTGTTTTTCCAGTTCGAGCGAACGGCGCTGCTCGCCGGCAACCAAATCGGCTTGGGTTTTGATGGCTTCTTCATCAATTTTCCCACCGCGATTTTTCAGGTCGAGAACGCGGCGAAGTATCTCCGCCTCAGTGTCGCGGCCTTCAATCAGCAATTGGTCGATTGCCGCCTGCTCTTGGCTCAGTTTTACAATATCGCGCAATGGTCGGTTTACCGAATCCGCTGCCGCAGCCTGAGCTTTCAATGCAGCGACCCGCGCCTCCTCCAACTGCTTGCGCTGATCTTCACCGAGATCCTTGTCGGCCAGTTTGACGTCGATGTCCTCAATGGTCTGACGCAACTTCTCACCGGCAATTGTGGCACGGTCGATCAGGCGAGGCTGCTCATCAAACTCTGCGCCGATGCGGGTTACACTCAGGATGATCTGGTCAATGCTGTTCTGGTAAGCCTGAGCCTCTTTCTGGGCGCGCTCCAATGCGTTCTGGGCCTGTTGCGCGCTTCCGATCTTACGGTATGCGAGAACGTCTTTTTCGGAAAACTCAGCGGTAGAGACGCGATTGTTCTGATTTCCGCCCGTGACGCGGATTTTGCCCTTGGAGCCTTCACCAGCATAGAAGCCCACATGCCCCTGCGCTTCATTGTCACCACGGCGCAGAACAACAATGTCGCCCTTTTGGGGCCGGTCGGTCGCGCTGCCGTAATTGAGGAAACTTCGAGCGTTCAACTGGCCGTTGCTGGGGAGCCCATTGGTCGCCAGAACAGCATTAACGAATGCGGCGCACCATGCGGTGATCTTGGGGTCGATGTTGATGTTGGCTTCGTTGAACAGGTCTTGAAGGCTGCTCCGGCCCGAACGGGTATTCTCAGACAGGCCGTTATAGCTTTGAGCAGAGGTTAGAAGTTGATTGCCAATGCTCGCACGAAGCGAAGGCCCTGCAGCGCTTGTGCGGCGCTTTGAATCCTTCTCGGCCTCCAACTCGGCGTTTCGGTTCTTCTCGATGCCGGTCAGCGTCTTTTGCAGGCTCGCAGTCAGTTTATCGTTCCCGCGCGCCGCCTTGATTGCAGCATCAGCCATACGGTCATACTGGTCGTTGATTTTGGCAATAGGGTCGGTTGCAAGTTCAGCGCCGATCTTGGCGCGTTCAATCCGCAGATTGTTTAGCGCGGTCTGCGCGTCCTTCACATCCTGTTGCGCCGCCTTCAGTGCGCCGGAAAGGTCACTAGCCCCTTCTCCAAATCCGAATGTGCCGCGGTCGCCCGTCTTCCCAAGTTCACGGTCAGCAAGTTGCAATGCAGCGATACGTGCGACAATGTTCTCGCGGATACGAATTGTCGTTTCAGCATAAGCCTTTGCCTTGGCAATCAGCTCCTCTTTTTCCAAAGCACTGGATTTTGTCGCTGCTTTCTGAGCGTCATTGTAATCTTGGATTGCCTTGCGCGCGGCCTGAGTGCTGGCGTTAACAACGTCGAATGCCTCGCTCAGTGTAAGCGATTTATCTTTAAGTTTTTCGGACTCCTTGCCCGCCGTGAACAGATTATCAATGAATGGGCCAAGGGCAAATGCACCCAGCGCCACAGCCACACCCCAAGGGCCGGAAAGGAAGCGAGCAACTGCACCGACCTTCCCACCAACGTCCGAGAACGCGAACGCAAGTTGGGGAAGCTGTTGGGCAAGCACGGTCGATGCACGCTGGCCTGAGCCCATGCTGATCACGATGTCTTGGAGTTGCTGACCGGCCTGAGTGGTCGCTTGGCGCATTGCGCGGACGGATTGGGTATTGGCCTGATATGCCGTGGTCCCGCGGCCGCTGGCCTGAATTACCTGATCGGTTGCTGCCTTGGTCTTGTTTATCTCAGCCTGCAAACGCTCATGTGTGGTGGCCAGCGCACGTAATTCCGCGGCTTCCTGCTCGGCTTCGCGCGCCGCCGCAGATGCAGCTTGCACATAGGTCTGAGTCGCCTTGGATGTGTCATTGGTATCGCGCTGCAATTGACGCGCTGCGTCAGCCAATTGGCGAGTGGATGCTGCAAATGCGTCCGCACGCTGCGATGCAGTACGCAGTTCATCAAGCCCAAGATCAAGACTGCCTCCGATATTACGGGGAATACTGAGGGCGCGTTCGATGGTCGACTGGACCTGGCCCATATTGCGTTCAAAATCACGACGCAGATTTTCGCTGGCGGCCTTCCCCTGTTGCTCAAACTTCGAGAACGCAGAAAGTGTCTGAGCATCCGTCTCCGCACGGATATATATGGGGAATACGCTGGACTGTGGCATCAGCTAACACTCACATTGAACATGTTGCCTAATTCCCCTTTGAGATCATTTGCGACGCGCTGCGCGATGGCGAGCGGGTCAGTGCGTTTCGAGCGAACGGTTTGGCGAATGCCGATGAAGGCGACGATGAAATCACGCCCGACCTGCCCCTTGCGAGGCTTGCCGGATTTTGTGAGCGAGCGGGCAGATCGAGACTTTCCGGCCGCACTGACCCCCACGTTTTTGACGATGAGCAAAGGTGTCCCATCCTTGGCGGAAATGCGCTCAAGGGGGCCAATCTTGCTCTCAAGGCCATACTGGCGCCAATAGCGCGGCTCCAACCGTTTCCGGTCGCTTCCCTTGCCGACAAGGCGCTGGATGTCATCCGAGGGGAACCATAGGAAACCAGATGGGTTCTTGGCCTTAATGGTCGCTCCCTCGGTGTAGGAGATGATGGCACCAACCGCTCTTTCACTCTTTGACCGGATATGGATGTTGCCGGATGCCGAAAATTGACCGCCACCCTTCTCATAGGCCCGCTTATTCTTTTTCAGGTCCGAACCAGACCCAAGGGCGTTACCCAATCGGCCCAAGCCGCTCGACTGCATATCAGAGCGAATTTCCTCCAGTGCGCGTCGAGCAGCCTTATCGGTGGCAACCAAAGCGGCTTCCTTCGCCTTTTCCAGAAAAGCAGACTTCGCCTGCATTAAAGAGCCGGTAGATACGGAAGCCCTGATCACGCGGCCTTTTCCTTATACTTCTCTGCCATCTCAAAGACGATGTTGAAGGCGCGGATAAGCTGCATGGGCTGATCTAGGAGACTTCTTCCGTCAGGCCAGCGGATGCTTCCGAATCCGTCTCGGCAACTGAGGGCGAGTTCGATGATTCCGGTGTCGGCTTCTGTGATGATTTCGCGGGGATGGGGGCCGATGCCGACGCCTTCGATGCCAATGTTTCCGTAGTCGAAACTGTCTTGGCCGACTCCATCGAACCATTGTCCTCTGAAGTAATAGGCGACGGCGATGCGGAGTTTTTTTCCTGTTCCTTGGTCATATAGAAGGAAAGGAGGCAGCGCAGACCGAGCTGGGCGAATGCGGTATTCAGACCTTCAGCATCCGGCACCATGTCAGTGTACGCCTTTTCCAAGGCGTCTTCGATCGCATCAACCGATTCCTCAGTGAGTATCTTGTCGCGGGTACGGACCAGTTTGACGTCGAGGCTGGTTTCCTCGACCAGCAAAGCGATGGAGATGCGGCGCAATTCCCGCTCGCGCTTCATGTTGTCGCGCTTCATCTTGCCGATGCGCTGGGAATTACCCTCGACTTCATCAATAAGATTTTCGACGCGACGCTTTTCATGCGGGTCAAATTCAAGTTCGGGCTGGGGAGGGAGGACGTCTTTGAGGTCTTCAAGCGTCTTGTCGGGATTGTCGGTGAGATGGGCTCGTGCAACCGCCTTCCATTCTTCCTGAGCGGAAACGAGCGACGCACATGCGGCATAATAGCTCTCAACTGACGCCACGATCACTTCCATGTCCATGCCATCAGCGCCATAATCGAGACGAAGCTCGTCAATCACGGCGCGCTGGAAATCATCTGTGTCGTAGGAGCGCAGATTACGCAGGGCGATTTGGTCCTGATAGGCGTGCCGGTCGCGGCGCGTTCCATATCGGATCACGAATGAGGGAGCGCCTTCAATATCTTTGAAGCACTCAGGAGTATAGTCGAAGCTCTTGGCTTCCGCTGGGACTGTCATTGGGTTTCCTTTCGGGGCTAGGAAGGGTGCCGGTCGCCACCGAAGCAGCGACCGGATTATTCAGATCAATAGTAGGGGAACATCAACGAGAGCGTCTTCTCGGCGGCATCCACATACATTTCCAGATTGCGGGTCACGAAGTCACCGCTGGGGTCCGCCTCAGAGAAGCCAAGGCGGCCATCGGTGATGCCGAAACTGATTGTTCGACCCGTAACGCTGCCAAACTGAGCCCACGCGCCATGATAGCCCTGAGCGGTCGCCAGCGCGTTGTAATCTTGCACCGAGAGCAAGACTTCGTTGATGTTGAACGATGCCGTTCGCCGCGTTTCAAGGATCTGGGTTGCCTCGCCACCCGAAAGGTTATTCGGGCAAGGGGCGTTACCAGACCGGATGCCCATGTCGACGGTCATGGAGCTACCGCAGACCTTCTTGTTGGAAATCCAGAAGTCGCCATCGCGGAAAGGTACGGCGCCACCGCTGATTGCGACAACAGGAGCCGTTTCGTCCAATTCCGGTGTGGTCGGATGTACGTCACCAGTGATCGTAACCGAGATGAAGCAGTTGGCCGTATCGCCGCGGTTGGTAGCAGGGAAGTTAAAGGTCAGCGAGCTAATGGTGCCATTGACCATCTTGTAACGCTTCTTGTCCAGCCACCAATCGACCGACAGGTACAGTTCGGGTGCGCTCGCATTGTAGCGATAGCCCAAGAAGGCAGGGATCGAGAAGTTGCCGGTAGGAGCCGATGCGAATGTTTCCATCAGCAGCGCATTCTTCGACGAACCTACATAATCGCGGATCATGGTGATACCCTTCACGCCTGCACCCGTGCTCGACAAGATAAGCGGAAAACCGTTGTAGAAGTCATCGACAGCCGATGCGCCGGCATTGAGAACGGCCATCGAAGTTGTGCTACCGACGCCCAAGGCGGTCGATGCGATCAATGGGGTAGCCTGCACAACTTCCGCAAAGCGAGCGGCGCGCAAGATGCGGCCAAGGATGTAGGCATCCGCAGCGGGGGGAGAAGCGCCACCTGGCCCCTTCAACAGAACATTGAAAGATACCGAGCGGTCACGACCGACCACAGAGTCACCAGCGCGATCAACGGTGCCAGTATATTCGGGGTTGGCGAGCGTGAAATTCTGACCGCCAGGGCGAATATCGTAGCAGGTCAGAGCGTCCGAAGTGTTTACGGTTGCGGGAACATCAACCGCAGACTGGACAACGACCGCCAATGCAGCCGCGTTCGTAATAAAAGCCATATCAATTACTCCGTTTCAGAGACGTTTTTGTCAGGCTCGGCGGACTTGGCAGGAGCCTTTTTGCTTTCACCAGAGGTTGCGGCTTGCTGTTCGGACAGGTCCGTAATGCAGCCATATTCGGGGGTATTCACGGGCACGTCTTCAGCGCCCGACGAGTTCTCGTCAGCCATCGTTCTTCCTTTTCGATGAAGTTAATAAACCAAAGTGTTCCAGTCGCCCTTGGACGTCACATATTGGACGCGAAGGTCGAGGGTCATGCACCCGATGTCATTCCCCATGTCCTCGACATTGGAAACAGCAAGCGGAGTTACCTGAGTGAATTTAGCGCCAAAGGTATAATCGGCATGAATAACCGCAGCGATCTCAGATGCTTGTCGGGTTGCGGCCGCGAAGGCAGTTTCGCCGGTCTTCAATTTGCCCCAGCAAGAACAGCGCACCGTGGCATCCCACAGATATTCGTCACAGATGGTCGGTGTCGACAGTTCTGCGCCACCCCAATTCAGATCCACACAATCGACATCGGCTTCCTGCAATATCTCATCGGTATCGCGCATTATGGTGACGGTCATACCATCTGCCACGAGAGCGGACTGGATGACGGTGAGAACCTGCTCGATTGCGCTGGGCATTATGCGGCCACCTGCTTGACGTTGAACAACCAATGGTCGCCCGTATCATCGGACTGGACATTGACCGGAGCGAATAGCTTTCCGGCAATGCGGGGAAGACGAATGCGATCACCCGATGCTGGCCGTGTGGCCAAGTCGGTCTTTACAATCATCAATTCAATTTGCTGCTCAATCGCAGCACTAAAGCCGGTCGATATGTTCCCGTCCTCATAGTTGCCCTGCACATAGACGATGCGCCATGCGCGCCCCGCTGGCTGGTATTCGATCGCATGGGCGAGCCGGTCCCTGCATTGAGCGTTCATAATCGGCTCCATGTCGGACAAGCGGGGGGGGCTCATTGGGGCTTTGTGTTTGCTTTGGCCTTGAGCCAGTCATAAGCATCGGTGATGATCTTTGGCCCAATGAAGCCGATTGCACCGAGGGCGGACCCCAAGAGCGGTCCAGAAATGCCGTAGTGCTTCAAAACGCCATAGGATATGCCGCCCAATAATGAGGACGACAAAACTCCGAACAGCGTTTCCATAGACCAAAACTTTCCTTGCCCTTGTGAAGCACGGTGAAATGCACCCATAAGTCCTCCAATCGCAGCCATCGCGGGCACCCATGCCCATTCGACAACCCAATCCGGCAACCATTCCGTCATATTAAACCCTCATTATTGGAAAGTGGCTGTCGCGTAAGCAACCCTACCGGACACTGGACTGCTCCAATGTCGGGTAGGGTAGGGGCCGAAGCCCCTAGCCCTTTTTGATTATGGTGCGACTGTCTCGCCGGTTTCTTCGGCCTCAGGGGCTTCGGCAACTTCCGATGCCTTGCCCTTGCCTTTTACGGCAACAGCCTTGCCGGAAGCGATTTCAGTTTCAGCAAGAGCATCGCTCAATTCGCCCGTCTCACCTGCGTTGATTACAACCATTTGGCCGCCGTCAAATGCAATGATCGTGGAAGTAGCTTTGACTTTCATCTTCAATTCCTTCCAGAATTAGGTGTTACGGCCGCGAAGCAATACTTCGGGGCGGGTGCAGATATGCAGCGGATAAGCATACACTTCAGGCTGAACCCACATATTCCGATCATTGTCACGAACGAGCATCGAGTAGATGTCACGACCGATGGTGTTGACCGTTTCAAAGGTTTCGCCAGGTCCATTGATACGGCGGAACAGACCAGGGACACCCTGAACGATGAATTTCACCTGACCGACACCGATTGCAACAGTGCTGTTGTCGTCGGTCCCCTGATAGTTCACCCAATCAATTTCACCCCAACGGAAAGTCGAGAACACTTCGCCAGCACGAAGCGAAGCTGCTTCCGACCAGTTAAGGTAGGATTTTTCAACTTCGGAGTGAGATGTGAATTGATCGAAGAACGTATCACCGCAAAGCGCGATGATGCGAATGCCAGGAGCAGCCTCGCCAAGAGCGCGGATAATGGTCCGCTTCACGCTCTTAACCAAAGCCATCAACGCGCCGCGATCAGGAGCGGCATTGTCGAGGTCGAAGTCGATTTCCGCAGGCTGCGAAATACCAAATTCGGTGAAATAGTTGTAAAGGACAGAGCTATCCGAATCCAGCAAGATGCCCTGAATTGCGCCAAGGCGGTGATATTCGAGGGTCAATGCAACCTTGCGGAGCATCTTGGCTTGCTTCTGAGCTACCTTCTGCACCACCGTTTCCAGTTCGCTTTCGGTGCCAAAGGCGCGGATGCCCTGAATTTCAGAAGCGAACAATTGATCGCTGTCTGCGATGCGGGGAATATTGAAGTTCCGCATGGTGCGCTTGTCAGTGGTTCCCATGCCCGGAGCGGTACCGCGAGCGCTGGTTTTGATAAGCTGCAGGGTTTGACCAACTTGCTCAATGCTGGCGATGTTGGTTTCGATGCCCTCGCTCTCAAAAATACCAAGGCTCCCCAAAAACGAGGGAACGGTCGGCATTTTTTCAACGGCGCGCGTCATAGAAACGAGGCTGAAAGCGTCGTTATTGAAAATGTCCATGTGTGCCATGTAATTAATCCTTATTCTAAAGCTTTAGAGAACCTTGATGCCAAGGGCCAAAAGCTGGGCGATTGCAGTTGCTTTCTGAGGGCCGGTGATGCCACCAGGCCATACGAGATCATTGCCGTTGACCATCATTGGGCCGCGCCGAGCCACGACGCAGGCTTTGTCGCCAGAGGTCGCATTAACCGCATCATACATGATGCCAGCGGCGTTCTGCGAGCCATCGGCTGCAGCCGGAGCAAGGATGGTGAATTTCGATGATGCAGTAATCAGGCCCACAACCGTTGCGGCCGCAAGGTTCTGGCCAGAGATAAGGGTGCCGGCGTCATTGTGGTAGCCATCGCCAAGGGCGCGTTCACCAATAAACTCCCCAGCGTGCTTGCCTTCGGTAAGAGTTGCCATGTCAAATTCCTTTCAAAGTTACTTGGAGTTCGGGAAAACGCGGGCGATCGCTTGATCCCAGACTTGAGCAGACGTTTGGCTTGCGTCCTTTTTGCTTTCGTCGCCATCTTCCAATTTCGAGTTGCCGCTATCCTGAGCCGCAAGCATTGCTTTGCGAGCGCCTTCTTCTTCGGCTTCCTTCTTTTCCTCATCCGTAAGGCCGGTTTTTTCTACCTTCGGAGTGTCCGCCAAGACATCAATGATGTCGGCAGAGGTCATGTCTTTGCCGAGCAGTTTATGCGCGGTTGCTTCACGGCCTTCATAATGCTCACTTGCCAAGACTGCTTGGAAGCGGTCGTTAGCAGCGGCGAAACCAGCTTTGTATTCGGCGGTCTGTTCGACCGGAGTTTCATCAGCCATTGGCTTGTCCTTTTTCTTTGTGCCTTCCTCGCGGTCGGCGTTGCAATCATCTTCCTCGTCCTGATCTGGACGGGTCGGATCTTTGGGGAGGTCGGCGCTCAAGCGCTCCGACAGGTTGGCGAAACGGCTCATGGCCGCAGTCTCCTTTCTCTTTTGATGCGGTCGGTTTCTTCTTCGAGACGGGACCATGCCTCGCGCTCGGAGATCACAGCGTCCATCAGGCCAAGGCTGACAGCCTCCTTGCCCTCGAACCAATCGGCTTCGGTTTCCAGAACAGCATCAACCGGCATGTTGCGGCCGATACTGACAAGGTTGGCGAAGCGTTTGCGGACATCATCGACACTGGCCTGCAATTTGGCCGCTGTCGTTTCGTCCAAACCTTCGTATGGGTTGCCGCGCATCTTGCGCTCGCCGGAGCGGATTACGGTCACATCAATACCGTCTTCTTCCAGCGCACGATTGATGCTGGTGTGAACCACGACGCAGCCAATTGAGCCGACCATCGCGTCCTCTGGCCCGTAAATCTTATCGCAAACCGAGGCGATCGCATAAGCCGCGCTGCAAGCCTGCTCATTGACCCAAGCATAGATGGGCTTGCCGCCCTCTCCTTGGGTCATCTGGGCAAGTTCTTCCACAAATGAAAAGAGGCCCGAAACGGCCCCTCCTGGACTATCGATGTCCAACCAGATGCCTAAGACATCTGGGTCGCGGTATGCGTCCGTCAATTGCCGCAAGAGCATGTTGTAGCCACAAAATCCGCTCATTGCATCGAGATAACCTGCTTTATGTACGAGCGTGCCTTCAACGCGGATGACAGCGATGTCTCCATCCATCGAATAAGCCTTGCTGCTCTCGCGGTCATACTTTGCATCACGGGCCAGCGCAGACCGTTCCAGCATGGCATTGGCATCCAATGTCACAGCATCAATCGTCTTCATTGAAACGATGCCTAGTTTTGCCTGTAGCGCGCAAAGCAAGACTTCCATCTTGTGAGGATGGATTGCGACCGGCCTGTTTAAAAGTTGCTGGGCGATATTGGGAAAGCCTTGTGGGCGAAAATTGCTCATGCCGCTTTTCTTCCGTGATTAGGATGGAAGCCATATTGGCGCTCGGCTGCTTTTCTTGCCGAAATAGCTCCGTCTTTTGTAGGAAAGAGGCCCAAGTGCTTTTTGCGCCGATTAATTTTGATGAACGCACACCATTTTGAGCGCGATCCATGCCAGTAAACACCCATGTGTCCGCTAGTATTTTTTGCGTTCAACTTTTGATTTCGCATATTTTCGGTATCAGAGACTAGTCTAAGATTTCCGATGCGGTTGTTTTGCGGGTCGCCATCAATGTGATCGATGTCTTGGTTTGGCCATGCCCCATAATGGAGCGCCCATGCCACGCGGTGCGCTTTGTAGCGCAGACCAAGAATATCGCCGTGGCCATAACCGTTAGCTTCGACGCTCGCCAAAGCAGGGGTTCCCGCATATCGGGCATTCCACTTCCTGCTTGACCAAATCGCGCCCCGTCCATCGTCCGAAAAGTAATGTAATGGTCTTGCGCGCCACGTTAGTTTCCCAGTTACAGCATCGTAGCTAATAAGGTCGCGCAGTTGATCAACGGTGATCAAAGGATCACGTATCTTCGCCATCGCTTGGGCCCCTTTTCGCTTTACCCTCATTAATTTTCCCGTCGCCGTCACGGTCAGCCTCAGTGCCGCTCCCCTCAGAACCATCTGCTCCGCCTTCTTGGTCTGGCTTGACGTTCAGATTGGCAGGAGGGAGGCCCTTATCTTGACGAGCACTAATCCAATACATTTCTTCCTGCATCACATCGTCGGGGTCTCGGCCTCTTTCATTAATCAACTCGACTGTGGAAACACGCCCCGCAGCCGTATCAAGATTGTTGGCATCCGCTTCCTTTTTGGGATCTACAGAACCGCGCGATGGCCCGCACCATTCGCAATTTGTGATTTCTGTCTTGCGGCGATAGAAATTTGAAGCACCACCTGGCATTTTAATTTCGCCAAGGGCAATCGCTTCCTCAAGCCAAGATGCGTAAACCGGACGGCAAAACGCCTGCGTGAACCACTCACGGTCCTGAAGGAACGACCGCCACATTTCGTTAAGCAGCGCACGGGCCGATGAGTAGTTAATGTCAGCCCAATTCTGGGAAAGCTGGGGATAGCTAACGCCAATTACACCGGCAATTTTACGGAGAAAGGTTGCCTGAAATACATCGTAGTTCGATCTGGCGCGCGATGCGTTGCTCGGGACAACTTTCTCACCTGGGAATAGATGGCCTACATCAGAGTTATTCCAGCGAAGCGGGTTTTTGTTACGGTAGTCGACAAGCTCATCATAATATCCGTCTGAGATTGCGCTTGCCGAATTTGGTGCGACAGCATCTTGTACTTCTGATGTTGGGGCTGGGCTCTCAATAAAAATTGAAAGCATGGCGTCCTTTACCTGAGCCTTGATTTCCTCACGATCTGAGCGATCCAGCATCTTTGCTGGAACCATTGCTTCCACAAGGCGGCTGATACCGCGGCCTTGCTCAATCCGACGAGGATTGAATACATGAACCACCTTGCTTTTTCCGGTTTTTGTCTGAGCAGAGATGTATTCAAATTCTTCCGCGTCAAAAGAGCGGTGCATGTCGCCGCTGTGCCGCTTTCGGAAATAATATCCGACCGGAGCATTGTTGCTGTCATATCGGATGCCGTTGCGGACCTGCTTGTCCATTTTGAGCAATGGGGGAGTTTCGAGGCGTTCGCAGTCGATCAAAAGAAGATTGGTTTGGAAACGGGCTCCACGTTCCGACATGCGGATTTCAGCAGCAACCTCGCCATCACGCACGTAATGCAGATAGGCGAGATTGACCAACTTCCCAAAATTCATGCGCTTACGGGCATCGCAGCGGAAGTGAATATCGTTCGCCCAAACCTTAAAGAGAGACTGGGTGGTTCCCGCCCATCCCATGCGCCACTTATAGTCCTTGCCCAAAAGCGAATACATTGGCTGGGCGCTAAGACGGATGTTATTGCCGATTACAGCTTCGACGCGGCGATCTAGGCCACCATTTACCCAGCCATTGTTGGCATCCATGTCTTGAGCGCGGGCAGTTATCTTTCTGCCATAACTCTCAATTTCAGTATCGGTATGAGTGGCACGCGGGTTCCATCCGCGCATCTCAGAGGATTCGTTGCGTCCGCCTTCATATCCCGATTGGCCATAGGCAAAATATGCTTGGTTCCGAGGTATGCTGCCATCCGTGCGGACGCGAATACGCGGCTTTGTAATCATGACGCCCATTGCATCCCAATGCGACCGCGAGCCGGCAAACCGCACTCAGCGTTCTTTGCAGCCTCCAATTCGCGCTGAAGCATATAAATCATGTCATTATAGTCCTTCAGCGAGGGGTTATCGTAGGTCATCCGGTTGCCGTAGCGACCGGACCATGCTTGTTTGACAGCGCCGCCCGACATGAATGCCAAGCGCGCCGCGCGCACCGCTGCCAGTTCGGCTTGAATATCGGCAATAGCGTCGGGAAGTGTAGGTACGAATGCTGAACCAACAATATGCTCCTTGACAGTCAAGATTATGTGCGTCTCAATCCGCAGGGGCGGGGTCAGGGACGTGTTCTCAATCTCGATAGCGACGACATACTGACCGGCTTCAAGGGTCAGGGTTTCGGTTGGTGTCAGCGCGGCAAGGAAGCGCTTGTTCGCCGTCCCATCATCATCAGGGCCAATGTCCGTTACGGCTCGGTCGATCAATGTGCCAGCCACCTTTATCTTGCACGTATAGGATGCTGGCAATGTCGGTAGAGTGCCATCGTCCAAAGGCGCAGCTACGCGCCAAGGACCAGCAGTATCTCCCTTAAAGATCGATGCTGTTTCGGTCATTGATGAGGTCTATCGCCTTCCCTTTAGATTTCACGTTGATGCCCCGTTGGCCGCTCTTGACGTCCATCCGAGATGATTTCTTCATGTCGATGCTCTTTGATGCCGGTTGGAGGTCAATCGTCGCTCCCCCTGCAAGGTACGTCACCGTCCCGCTCCCGTTGCCCTGATAGGCGAATGCGAACCGGAACATTATTCGGTCAGCGTGACCGGCGTTATCGTCCCGCCTGCCACGTTCTTTTCAAGCAAGACATCGCTTGTGCCACGCCGTTTCAGGCGGGCGGTCGTTGCTGTCAGTTCTTCATCGGCCTCAGCCAGATCCACAAGGCGAGCAAGGCGCGTTCCCGCTGCCGTGCCGCTCACCAGATAGGCCCAGACATCCGCCGCGCTCGCGCCGCTTCCGCCCGATGTTGATATGCCCTGCGTAAGCGAGGACACATTCTGCTTTATGAGAACCTGAAAGTCGCCAACAGCCGGCAGGAAAACTGGTAGGGCCGCATTCTCACCGTATAAATTGCCGTTGACGACTAACTCGTGATCAAAACTCTCTGGCCTTATTCTCCAGCCATCGACGTTATTCAAAAAGAAGTATGCGCCAGCGAATACGCCCCCGCCTAAAGGGTCGCCGCCGACCACGCGAAAGGCAGGGGCGTACTGAGCATTGCCAAGCAATACCCAATCCTTCCAACGCGAATAAATGTCCTGAGCATCAACCTCAGTTTGCCCGCCTCCCATTTGGATGGTCAGCGTGGGGCCATCGAACGATATGCTCAATTACCCCTCCTATGTGTTCTGATATTGACGATCAATTTGCTGCGAGACGAATAAATCCAGTCCCCCAGCGGTGCTTTGAGCCAGATAGCGAATGTTCTGATACCCAAGCGAAAGGACCGAAATATCAATGCTCGGATATGTCGAAGCGTCGATCAGGGTTGAGAACACGCCGGTCGTGGCGTTCTCAATCCCGTCGATCTGGTTTGTCGTTCCTGCTTCAAATATCCGAACCTCGGATGGGTTCTGAAGGTTTGTCACAGAAACTTGGACGGTTTCAATCGGGTATAGGTTTGTGCTTTGCGCCGTGCTCGTCGTGACCATCGCCGCCCTGATGTTGGTCAACAGGTTGGTGGCGTTGGCGACCGCGCATGTCGCAATCACTCGCAATTTGAAGCCCACAGATGGGCTGATGACTTCGGCAAATAGGTTGGTTTGGTTCAACGTCTTGACCGCCCCGAAGCCTGAGCCGGTGTCGATCTGGTATTCCATTGTCAGGTTCGCGGTCAGCGTCCCCGTCAAAGTCGGGCCTGTGTTGGCGAAACTGGTGAAGCCCTTGATGTAGTGGTCGGTTTCCCAGATGACCTGATCTCCAACGGTGGTCATCAAAACCGACCCCGATGAATTAAACCGTGGCGTTCCAGAGACGATGTAGCACTGGCTTGCACTATCCGCAGTGGGTTCGTTGCAAGTTACTTCGACAAAACCAGCGGTATCGCTCGTGAATCGGGATGCCCAATGCGTCCCGTAAACCGATACCTGCCCCGTTGTGGCCGATGTGTACCGGCACCCCTTAATTGTCGCGTTCAATCCAGCCATCACCGAAGCATCGGCGTCATCTGCAAAGACATTCTCAGCCACAATGTCATTGTCCGAGTTCAAGAAGGTCCAAAGGCCCGTTCTCGTATTCGACACATAAATTTGCTTCATACGGATATTGTCATTGTTGCCCGCACCATTGACGATCACCGCGCATTGGTTTGCGCTGCCAAAAGAGAAGCGAGAGGCAAATGTCCCGATATTCTTAACCAGCGTTTCATAGCATGAGGTCAAGTTCACCAGACCGTTATATGGCTGCATATTTGTCAGTGACAAAAAGTTCATTCCGTCGACAACAAGGCCCAAAGTTGCAGCCGAAGCGTCCACTGCATACTGCCCGAATGCAGTTGTTGTTGCGCCCGAAAACTGGTCGGCATATCCCAAATTTGTTATGATCGGCCGAATGTTGCCAATCAGCGCCATTCTCGCCCCGATGCACTCGCAGTTCAACCAAGTACAATCGACGTTCTGGGTCGCCGTCCATGTCCCAACTGTAGCGTTGCCACGGTTGAGCAAGGTCTGAGACTTCACATTGTTGAACGTGACGTCCTTATTGAAGTTCGCCGTGTTCACATAGGCGCCACCCGCAGCAAGGCTAAACCGAGCGGCCAATACATCCGTCACATTGCCACCGCCGAAGCATGAAACAATATTCAGCGCAAAGTTCAATTGGGCCTGCGTTGGCGAGACGATTACATTATTGATGTCCAGCGGCGCTGAAATTTCACTCTGTACAAGAGTGTCGTTTATCGCGCTATCATATACTTTCGCCCTGAAAGCCTGAGCGAAGTTGCAATACCACTGGACCACCGCGCCATCGATGTCGATGTCACCAGCGTTAGTCGTCACAAACTCTTGCCGAGTAGCCAATGTGGCGTTCGGCAAAACTCTCGCGCCAGATCCGCTGACCGTTCGGGTGCAAGTGGTCAAAATCACATTCGGTATGCGAACCTTGCATCCGGTCGGAGGCAAGAAGCCCACGTTATTCGTTCCATCCGAGCCGATACGAATACCGCTCGTGGTCTGCCATACCATCTTGCCGCGCTCGTCGGTCGGGGCAGTGGACAAAGCCACCATCGAACCAACGCCAGTAAACCGCTCATAGACGCCCGAACCCGCTGCCGTCTCAATCCAGACGCCGGGGAATGTCCCTGCAACCGTTCCGGTGCAAGGGCAGGGCAAAATCTGGCCTCTCGTGCCGTTTGTCGTGCCCAACTCGAACCAATCGCCGGTCACTTGAAACTTTCCAACGCGGGGAACGGTTATCGTCGCTGTGTCAGCGCCGCGAACCTCAATCCATCCGACAACATCCGCGCCCGATGCGGTCGCGCCAATGCCTGTCAAAGCCCCAGCCGCGAAGTTTCCGCCCGTCTTGTTCTTTACCTTTATGAAGCCCGTAGCAGGCATTGCCGCGCCTGATGCCGTGTTCTCTACCTGCCAACCGGACCAGACCCCTAGAAAGATAGCCGAAACGCCGCCTTGGCTTATTGTCGCGCCAATGGCAGGGACGTTGCCCGTACCGCCTGTGTAGGCAATGACGCGGACATTCGTTCCATCAATCTTGAGTGTTCCGCCCGTCCCCGAAAATGATACTGTATCAAGCGAGCCAAATGCCGTGCTGTGGTTTGCGCATACATGGCCGTCCGTGTCGATCAGCAGTGTCGTGTTGTTCGAGATGGTATATGTGTCCAAAGTGGCATTGGTAGAGCCGCCAGAAAGCGTGTCCCAATTCGTCGTGGCCCCGCCATTCACGGTAAAGGCGGTCATATTCTATCCTTACGGGTTCGCGTATTGGCGTTCGAGGCTGGCAACCAGCGAGATCGAGTTGCTGACAGAACGCCCAATCACGCCCGTCGCCTTAACGTGCTGTCCTGTCGCTAAACCGATTCCGATGACTGTGATCGCGGCATCCGTACCCGCAGTGCGTCCACCCTGCACGTTGCCATCATAGTTGAATGACTTTGTGATGGACGAAGCGCCGCCCACCGTTCCGGTCATGTCCGCGCCGGCGTCGTCATCGACAAGAAGCGCGCCAGATTCACCGAAGTCATTGTTGGCGCCAGGGAGCGTGCTGAAATACACGAAATATTTAGCGCTTGCGTCGTTCTTCAGATTGTCTCCGAAGTTGATTGTCAGCGCAGCAACGAATGGGAACGTGCGCTCAGTTGCGGTATTGTCACGGAAGACAAGGCGGTTGATGTCGACAGTCTGATAATCGTCGATAAATACGCCGGTTCCCCCACCATCGGGGTTGGTCGCGTTTTTCGTCTTCAGGGTGTCGCCAACAAACTCAAGAAGTTCATCAGCAAGTTTGCCGGTCAGCGAGCTCGCATCGGCATCAATGTCGCCCGACTTGCGGAGCGACCATTGCACAAATTCGTAAATCTGTTCTGCCGTGCCGCCATTGCCGTCGATGATAATACCGAAGTTGCGGTTCGTGCCACCGATGCTGCGAACCTGTGGGGTCGCATAGTATGTGATCGACATGCCATTATACGGCGCGACATCGGCGGTCCCGTCCGAGTTGGCGTCGATCTGGACATCTGTATGTGTGATTTTAAGGTCGGTCGCGGTCGAAGCGTCGAGGGCGAATACCTTTGGTGCAGCAAGCGAGCTTTCGCCGTTGGCAATGGTCGAGGAGAGCGAATACCGCTGCCCCTGTTGACGGTTGAAAACCTTGATGTTTGACGTGCGAGAAAAGCCATCAACGTAGTTTCCGTCACCATTTGGATCGGAGATAATCTGGACAGCGTGATTGACTGGACCAACCTGTTGGAAGTTGGTCGCCGTTCCAACGCCGCTCGTGCCGTCAAGTTGGAAATAAAGCTGGTCGTTCGATTCCGTTGAGCCGGTAGTTTTGATACCTGCCCAATGCTGGGTTACGGCGCCGGATACATTGCGAACAAGCCAGCCACCATTGCGCTGCAGATACCGTCCGGCGTCATTGAAGAAGTCCCAGCCAGCGACAAACTCGAAAAATTCGTCCGTGATAGGAACCATCGGAAAATCGAAGGCCGCAAGGTTCTTCGTGTTCGGGTCGTTCCGCCATTCTTCTTTCAGGAACGAATAGAGGGCTTTAATGGTTACGCCGTCCGCAGACAGGTTGCCCGTCGAGTTCAGCTTGATCGTTTTGGTGGTCGTGTTGATGAATACTTCGGTCGAGCCATTGTCGAGCGCACCATCATTCAACAGATCAGGATCAGTGATTAAAGCCATCGGTTAAAATTCTCCAAAGCGCATAGCGCTGTTGTCTGTCTATCGGTTCAAGTTGTCGAACCGCTGAAAAATGGTTTGCTTTTCCGCTTCTGGTTTGGCCTCAGCCGCAACCGCAGGATCACCCCCTTCCTCTGGTTCGGTGAGCGATACTGGCTGAGCCCAAACAGGTTCATGGCCTTTGCGCCAATCCCTGCCTTTGCGATCGGGTTCCAGCATTTGCCGCCCAGCTTCGGTGTAAGCCAAAAGGTCGAGGGTTTCGTTCGGGCCATTGCGGACCCATTTTCCCTCGACCTTAACCTCGTTGAATATTTCCTCGAACGCCGTGACCGGCATATCGCTTGGGAAATACACTTGCCCCGCGCTGCCATCCTCGACAGCGAGAGCATCAATCTGATCATCCTTGAGCGCGTCGACGCCCAGAGTGTGCATTGTCACCTTGGGCTCGACCTTCTGGCCCTCGCTATCCTTGCTGATAAAAGCAGGGGTAGGACTGAGGGACGGCCTGTTTCCGCCAACGCCCTTGATGCACCGTACCTTGCGCCACGTTGCCCAGCGCTTGACATCCATACGTCGCGCAAATTCATAAGCGCGCCACATCGTATTGCCGTCTCCGGTGTCGATCACCGTGACCGCAACCGGCAATGCCTTCTCTGGGTCGGACGCCAAAGGAATAAGCCGGTCGATCACCTGCTTTTCCAATACCATCCAGTCGTCTTGGACCGACTTCGCGCTAATATCGCGCATGATGCCGTCCTTGTGCTTGCGCTGCCGGATGGTGAAGCGGTCGATCACGCATGACCGGCTCTGCAAATCCCAGCCACGTAGCATGACGTCAAACTTGCTATGGCCAACGTCGACCGCGGCAAGTTCTTTAGTCCGGCGCCGGAGTGAAGCCGCGTCCAGACCACTTGCATCGCCAGCACCTTCGTATGCCTCGCCAAAGGTGCGGACCAAGACCTGTTTGAGCTTTTCGGTTTTACCCGTCCGCTCGTGATGCTCGACCGCCGCTTCCATTTCCTTGGCCAGTGAGGGCAAGGTGACTTGCGGAACCATCAGGACATGGACCCAAAAGCCCATTGTTTCTCCGGTATCGGCATCTCCGATCACGCCCGATTTTACATCTAGGCTTTGACCCTCGTGCATAAAGCACCCCTTGCCGATCATTGCGACCCGCTGGGCATCATCAATCACGCACCCGTTATTCGGGCATAACATGACCGCTGTTTGCTCGGCGCGTTTCAGGCGTTCGCCAATTGGCGTGCGCTCTGGCGATTTTTCATAATTCAGCCGGAAGCGGGGGACATCCTGCCAATGCTTTGTCGGATATGGGCTGGCCCATTCCTCACAGTGCGGGCAGGGCATCACATAGATACCGCGGCTCGATTGCAACCATGCCTGCGCTATGCCACCGGACCATCCGATGTCAGCGTGCGCGCAAGCGTAAATCTTTCTCTGGTTGCCCACCATGCGTTGACGCTGGCGGCCCTGCTCCAAGAAGTTGGAGGCGAATTTCTTATTGTAACTGTCCGGCTCGTCAAAGACGATCAGTTTCGCTTGCCGGTTGGTCGTGGTCTTTGCCGACATGGCCATCAGCTCGATACTGTGACCACCAATCCGTTTCAGCGTCAGTTTGTTGTCGCTGGGTCCGCTGCCTACCTTCTCGGCAACTCCAGCGTGGTCCTCAAAGATGTACCGAAATTCGCGGTCAGCGTAACTCGACACTTCGCCTGGACCAGCGAGATACCACATGACATCGCCTGCAGGTCCAAACTCAAACATCTTGAGCGCGTAATTTTCAGCAATGACCGTTCCACCGCATCGCGCTGGCTTCGGAACAATAACCTCTCGGACATTGTTATCGTCCATAGCTGCCATGACAGCCGGAGCCCAAGGAGCCTTTTCAATGGACCATTTGACCTTCGTTCCATCATCCTTGCGGAATTTCCGAAACTCGATCGAATATTGGAGCGTTGATATTTCGCGCGGCGGGAGAAGGCGAACCAACTCACCGCGAGCAATCTCAGTCAGGCTTGCACAATATGCGTCAGATGCCAGTAACCGCGCCGTCTCCGCGATTTCCGCTCTCGACAAGACGCGCATCAAATTCCTTTATGCAATCTTCACAGGCTCGGTGCATCGCAGCGGCAACACCGCGCAAATGCTCGTCAATCAGCCTTGAAATCTCTGGGGGAAGCGCGCCGGTCGGATCTGTCTGGACTTTCACGCCCAAGACGCCCTGCACGGCGGCCGTGTTATATCTCACCATGAAATCAGCGAATAGAGATGCTGGGATGTATCCCCGTTGCTTCTCTTTCGCGTCAGTCAGTTTGAGCGTCAAATCGACCTGCTTGGTCAATTCGCTAAATTCTATTGGTCCTTCGTCACTCGTTTCCGCGCCGACCTGCTTCATGACCGTCTTTGCACGGTTTGAACGCCGGTCGCGTTCCGAGCGATAATGCTCAAGCAATATCTCGGTCGTTTTGACCGGATCAAAACTCCAAGCAATTCCTTGGCCGCCACGCACGAATGCGTCCGAACCATCAAAGGCTGGCACGCTGTCCAGCCATTCCTTCAGAGCAACCCATGACACATCAAGCAATTCGCTCATCTGCGATGCTTCAAGGTTCTCACCAGCCGGTAGGGCCTTGGCTCTTTCCAGAGCGGCCTCAAGCCGTGAAATGCGAGCCTTAATGTCTATGGAACGCGCCATTACAAAACCTCGATCGGCGCTAAAATGCAGGCACCGCGAAAGGGTCGCGTCCGAAAGCGATGCCTGCAAAGTCTGCTAGGGAGGAAAGCTATTCCGGTTGCGGGAGGCGCAACTGTAATAACGGAACAATCAAATATGAAATTTGTCCCCATGCGTCAAACTACTTTTTCAACATGTCGTATGCGGCGACCAGTTCAGCCACAATATCGCGGAAAACCGCCTTTTCGGTCCCGTTTCTTTTCTTCGCCAACCGGATGGCTTGCCGCGGTGAAGCGTCATGGAGAACAACCGCATCGAAGAATGGGAGATACCTCGGCGTCATCTGTGACCGAGCCATGCGCCACATATCTTGCATGTCGATCTGCCAGTCTGAAAACATGGACCGAGATTGCGGGGCTGAGAATATCTCCTTGGTGTAATCGGTCGAAGGGATGTTGCCGGTCAATCCGGTCGCCTCATAGACGTCACGATACCACCGGCAAGCGGTGAGCCCGTTCATCTCGATCACGCCGGACAAGAAGAAGTCATCGACATGGCTCATCAACTTACGCCGCACGGTCGCTACGCTACGCACTGTTCCCTTAATGGTATCGGCAACGAATGGCTCAAAGCGTCCACTGGCCAGTAACTCAGGCGTAGGGGGGATAACCGTCTCGTCAAGGCAAGCTGTGTTGCCGTTCTTGAAAGCGTCTTGCGCGTCGAAAAGCGCGATCTCGGCCTTCTCGTACTCCCCCATGCGGCGAACGAGATCCGCGACGCGAGACTGCTCCGCCTCCTTATGCTTGCGGCCCCGCTCTATTGCCCGCTCGGTTGCATCCGTCTTATGGGGCTGGAACCGCACCATCTCTATGAATGCGGCGGTGAAGCCAATCACCAAGTCCGACTTCTCAGTTACCATCTTGCGCCCCCTTGTTCCTCTTGCCGTAAAGCCGTTCAGCGCATTGCTCGACGTAAACCTGATCAATGCTGGAATTGAGTTGGTTCGGCCCGATGATGACCAAGCCCATTTCGTGCCACGCCTTCGCCGCAAAGTGTTTCCACCCCTCTGGGTTAAGGTCGCGCATCATCGGCGCGAATGCGGTCAAACTGGTGCGGCTGCGCTCATCAGTCATGACCGCGACTTCCTTTCGCAATCCAAATAGAAACGGACCCAATCAAGACGAAGGCCCCGACTAACAGCAACCTTTTCGGGGTTGATGCGAGCCAACTCGGAGGCGCTGGCGTTTGCAAGGTCGACGAGCAATAGACTAAGGTTTTTCCATTGTGGGTTACGCTGTTCATCCTTCATTCCTCACCCTTGAGGAAATAAAGCAAAGCCGCTCCAACTATGTAGATTGCTGACTCCACTGCATGATCGTGAAGACCGAGAATTACGCCCAAGGCACAAAATACCATCGCTGTTAAATGCTTCATGATTTATCTCCCTCATTCCCCTCAGCGCCAATCTTCAATTCCGAAACCAGTGCAGCCAGTTCCTCAGGCTTCACCCGTTCTTCATCAGGTATCGGGCGCCTCCATTCCCGCTCGTGCTTTAATATGAGCATCTTGGCCTGACCCTTTTTGAATTTCCGCATCTTGCGGGGGTACTCAGCCAGTTCGATGATCTCTGAGACATCGGGGAACCACTTGTTCTCCCGCATCAACCGGCCAAAAGCGTAACCCAGATCGACCCGTGAATAGTCCTTCAGGACCGTTACAAACGTCGCCAAGATCATCTTGCTATCGGTTGCCGTGGCCTTCCGAGACGGCTTGATGCTCAGGGCAATGATCTGCTTCTCGATCCACTCAGGCTCGGCCAAGGGCGGCTCAGGATGGTCAACAAACTCCCGAAGGATTGCTGTCGTCTCAGGGCCAATCACCGGCATCTGGTTCAAAGACTGTGGCCTTTCCACCAACTCGTTCAGCTTGGAGTTCAAGGTGGGCTTGGAACATTGGGTTGTGAGTGATTGGCTCTGGCCCGCCAAATCCGTTCTGACTAAATCCTGTCCCATTGTTCGATTTCCCAAATTCTACCGTGTTCAAAACCCAAGTTCCCCAAGCTGCTTGCCAGTCAGAGAATTTACTGCCCCGCGATCGATGGTTTGCTCGAAAGCGGTCAGCCTGAAACTCCAACCGACCAGGTGGCCAGCCGTCGACGATGCCACGAGACTTTGTTCCCAGACCGAACGGTTGAGGCTCCCAATCGTCCGGCAATGGAATTGGTGATGTCTTTTCAGTTTTTGGTTTCCGCGCACTCGTGCGCTGAGATGAAGAACCGTTAGGTTCTTTATCTCTTGTTCCCTTGTTTCCTTGTTCTTTTGTGTCCCGCTCCTGTCCCGCTCCTGTCCCAACTTGCGTCCCACTGGCTGTCCCATTGATGTCAGAAACGTCCTGATATTTGTCGTAATTACATATAGTTATGAGTAATCGGCCTGTCCCACTATGCGTCTCAATCATCGTCTCGGTTTTTAATCGGGTCAGAAACCGCTCGGTGGTCGATTTTGGCCATCCCCATGCTTCCCCAAGGTGTCGGATAGACACCGATAATTGGCCGCGCTCGACGGTCACGACCTTGCCATTGACGTCAAACTTCGTTGGCTTCCATGCGGCCTTCATAAGCAGCCACAGCCACGCACCGAGACGGTCTGCATGACCCTTGAACAAGGGATGCTCTGCCGCATCTCTATATGCGACGATGAAGCCACTCATGCGGCTTCTCCTTCCGCAAAGAGATTGCCTTGACGCATTTCCATCTCAATGCGCTTGCAGGCACGTTCAAAGTAAACAGGGTCGCTCTCAATGCCGATTGATGGACGCCCAAGACGATGAGCGGCAACTATTGTGGAGCCACTTCCCATGAACGGGTCGATGACCACGCCGTCCGGTAACTTCTCCATCAGTTTACAAAGAAGCGCGACAGGCTTCTCATTCGGATGGAGGCGACCATTCTTCGCCATGCTTTGAACGGGTGGGCAGTAAATGACCGAACCGCTGTCTCGACGCCCTACAAAGCGCTCAGGCTCTCCCAGAACATAGATTTCTTCGTGATCTGGCTTCCACGGTATTCGCAGGTCGCCCATGCCCAAAGCGCCGCCCTTGTCCCAGACAAGCACCATGCGCGTTCCAATAGGTTGTTCCTTCGACCATTTACCGAAACAGAGGGTAGGTACGTCGCCGATCAGCGATAGAACCTCATCCCGCACCGAATTGTCTTTATCGTTACGGATGTTGCTTTCCGACCATAGGGCGTCGGTCGCATAACCGCTGGTATAGTCATCGCCATAAGGACTGTCAGTGAGGCAACACGAATACGCACCATCGGGCAGGGAGCGAAGAACGTCCCTGCAATCGCCTAAATACAGCGTTGAATTGCCGATGATGACCTTCTCACTCACCCGACCGCCTCCAACTTGAGGACGAGTTCGGCAAACTCAGGTGACTTTGCGATCTTCTGCTCCGCTTGCCGATAAGCGTGCATTGCGGTGCTGTGATCTTTCCTGCCCACGAGACGGGCGATCTGGGGCCAAGAGAGGTCAGTCCGGCGACGGTGCAGGGCATATACAAGTGCTTGTCGAATTTCCGTGTTTCCAGCCGCTTTGCATGGGCTCATGAAATCGGTGTACGAAATGCCGCGCAATTCACAGGCTTCCCGAACAATCTTTGGCGCCGGAGCGCGCTTTGCTTTTGATGTTGGGGCAGGCGGCGCTGGCGGTACATACCACGATGGCCAAGGGAAACGTCTCATATCAATCTCTCCGGTGTTGATTTTGGTTGATGGTGACATCCGACATCTGCCCGAACGCCACAGTTGAAGCAGGGTGTCCGGTCGATCACGATCAGGTTCGCGTCTTTCTCGGTCTTTATGACCCTATACTGATTGGGATTGGGCGAGTTGCGTGGCCGGCCCTTCTTCTTTGGTTTCGGCTTCCAGTCTGGATTAGCCGCCATGAAATCACGGACGCGCTTGGAAACAAGTTCCCCGCATTTCCGGCCCTCCTCCAAATTCCAGACAAAGTTTTGGTTATTGGAAACGAGGTTTCCGAACGTGGTCTTCGGCATTCCGGTGTCGAATAGGTATTGCTGTATCTCGGTCAGGAGGTCGGTCATGACGCCGCGCCCTTTTCGCCAAGATATTCATGAGAGTAGCAAACTCTATTTATGTGGCGCCAAGAGTGTCCACTTTCCTTGGTGTTGCGGCCACTGGCATAGTCCTTTCTATCTCGATTATTCTTACTTGTGGCCCGCCATTTTGCGGAACGATTGCGGTAGTCGCCCATGCGATGATTGCTGGTCTTTGAAAAATACCTTCCACCTTCGGATAAGATAATTTCTCCGACTGCATCGCTTATGCGAGTACCAATTCCAAGACCTTGAAAATCAGGGAGAACAACGGTTCGATGCTCTCGCCAACCGTTCTTCCAATTCCCGCTGGGGAATGCGAGGCATGAAGCAAAGCCGACCACTACACCATCCCAGACGGCAAGCCAGCACCGCGCACTTGGATTGATGTTTGCGTCGAGATAATGATGGTTGCGGAAGACCGACCATGCAGATGCTTTGCAGGGCAAAAGTTCGATATGAATTGTTGGTCGCCTAAGCCCCCTCCCACCGGCCATTTGGCCGGATGCTGTGTCGAAAAACCAATCAGGCTGGAGCCATTCAACAATGTCATAGTGGCAAGTTGCCAATATCAATTTTGAAACACTGCCATTGGTAACATATCGGCGCAGTGCATTGGCGCACGATCGCGCGACATTCCTATCTACAACGCTTGTAAACTCATCAATTATCGCACCATCATTCAGCCGTCGAGCTAGGTCGGCACGAAACTTCTCGCCGGTCGAAAGAACGTGGTAAGGACGAAGCATGGCGGGGATACTGTTAAGCCCTACGGCTCCCAACTTGTCCCTAGCCTCATCCGCTGAATTGAAATGCGATGCGACTGACTTATTTTGGTTCCACTGAACCTCAGACTCCCCTCCGAAGGTTTGAAGAATTGTAGATTTACCGCTTCCAGATGGACCGACAATTAAGCCAATGCCAAATTGATCGGGTATGTGAGGTAGAGTTGGCGGCACAAATTCTTGGCGGCCATCAAACTCATAATCAAATGCGTTTGATAATTCAGACGCGATTAAATCAAGTTCGACTTGGCACGACAAAACAGTCTGTACGTCAGGAGCAAAAAGGTCAGTTGCTAACTTCATCGCGCTACTCCCAAAGGAGGCCGCAAGACTTCGTTGGCCCGATAATATGGAACGACACCGAGGGCCGAACAGGCGTAATCGAGAACGCCAATGGCCTCTGCTTGGTCGTGACGCTCTGGACGGAAGCCATATTGCTGGCACCGCTCCATTGCATAATCTTTGAGGTCTTTTGATTTCGTCCCGCGCTTCATGCTCCCAATGAAGTGCTTGCGCCAAGACGATTGATTGACTGCCCGAACGACGCGACATCCGGCCGCTTCGCCCCAGCTTTCGCAGTGCATTGCGAGGCCAACCAGAGTATTGACCGTTTCTTTATTGGTCATTCCCGAACCTAGCCCAAGGTTGAGCGGCTCCTCGTAAAAGACGGCATCTATCTTTCCGAGCGAGTGCAACTCATTCAGTTTCGATAGAGCGCTCGGAACGTGCCGCCCTTGCTTGTGAAAGCCGTTCCCAAAACCCAATAACCAGATGCGACGTGCTGGTCGCCTTCACGCCAGCACGCCCATCCAGCCGAAGCCTTTGACAAATCGAGGCCAAGGATTCGCATTATTCAGCCGCCGCCAATGCTGGGTCTGCAGCATCAAATTCGTCGACTTCATCTTCGCCGCCCGATGGGACGTCCAGATCGGACATCTTGCTCGCGGCTTTTTCAATCGGGAATACGTTGCTGGTATTGCCTTCTGCATTGTCGACCAGATCCGCATGGAGAGAGACATTACGAGCGTTGAGGCCGGCATAAAGCGAACGCAGGAACGCTTGCTGTTCTGCCTGTTCCATTTCTGCAATCTTCATTGCAGCGCGGAAACCGCCTGTGTGGACGCGATGGTCCTTCTTGACGATCTTCCATGCGTCAGAGGCTTCCTTCATGGCCTGCTTCTGGGCTTTGTTGGCGGGCTTTATGTCGCTGTTGAAAATAGCCATTGCCGCTTCAAAATCGGGTGGCGGCAGTTCACCGTTCACAGGTTTACTTTTTGCCATACTCATATCCTTTCAGGTTGGTTATGCGGTTACGTGCTTGACCGCCCACATGACGGCTTCTTCCATTTTGGTTTTTGCGATGCTGAGTTCGCGCGACGGCCCGCATTCGTCGCAAAATTTTATGAAAGCGGCTCCGGTGTCTTTGAACCAAGTCATCGCTGCTTTTTCTTCTTCGGACAGAACACGATATTTGTGCCTAACAGCGTTGTTCGCAGTTCGGTCATCCGAGGCGCTATCAACCATTTCAGGGTCTTCACTCATTCTCATTTCCTTTCGGGGTTTACATCGGGGACGTGATTACTTGGGCGCAGCCAGGAGAGGCCCTACGCTTTCCGGTCCAAGCTGGAGGGTGTTGATGTCCCATCTCGCCCTCTGACGCAGCCGATGTGCCTGCGCCGGAATTACAAAGTCCGGTGCCAGCGGGACGGGGGCTTGCTGGCACCGGAGAGGCTGGGGATTGGCCGGTAAGAGCCGCACCCCTGCGTTGAAGTGATTGGGGGATGCCATAGGCGGCATCGAGATAGCGCTGCTTGCGTTCGCGCGACCATTGGGCCAAGCGCTTCTCCCGCGCTTCGGGATCAGGACGAAGCGTAGCGGCAAGGCGCTCGGCGGGGCTTGGTTCAGCCTTCTTTTTGAACAGGCCGAACATCACTTTGAATACCATCCGAGAATGAGGATCAGGACAAAGCAGATCACTACGGCGAAAATGCACCAAAGCATGATGGCGCCAACTGACAGTAAAGCCTCACTCACCGACGATCTCCTCGACGATGGCGTCACGGTCCATTTCGTATGCGATGTTGGCGAGGCGCTTTTGAGCAATCTGGATTGTTCTCAGATCGCACGTTCCAGCATCAAGCGCGGTTTTGAGCGCGGCGAATATCCCGTCGATACGGGAAGCAATCTCTCCCTGTGTCATTTGACCCTCCATTGCAGCAATGCACCCGCCACCTTGGAAGCGGGTAAATGATGATAGGTGTGCGCGGATGTCGGGCGGGTCATGCGGCATCCTCGTAGTCCGATGCTTTTTCGAGACGGGAGCGGCATGGGGCTATCCAGCGCAGGCGGGTGTCAGCCTTTTCAATCTCATCAGTCAGCCAAACGAGCCAGCTATATGAAGTTGCCGAAGACACTTTGGGGTCAACCTTGCCCTTACACATCGGAGCGCGCTCGACAAATTGCAGGACATAATGAGGGGGGGTATTGGAAAACAGGTTCTCAAACCGCGCCTTGCCTTCAAGGAAGGCGCTGCGAACAATCATGGCAACGCCACGGTCGCTCGTTTCAAGAGCGCGTTGGATAAACTGCTCTGCCAACCGGAAGGGAGGGTTTGTTATGGTCCAGTTTGTTTGTTCGGGCAAAAATCCAAAAAGATAATCTTGGACAGGATAACCAGCGCCATAATCATGGACGTCGCTTGCTTCTACATTGGCAAAGTATTCCGAGAGAGGCCGGACCATATAACCACGGTTTGCCGCTGGCTCTCTCACGCAAAGGCCGGACAGGTCGCCAACATTGGCTTCCAGCCACTCGCATAAAGCGCGGGTCGACCAGGGAGGCGTGGGAAAATCATCCAAGCTGTCATGCGGCTCAGAGCGTTGCTGCATCACTGCGCTTGAACGATTTGCGACCATCAGACAGCCTCCGCCGCACTGGATAGAGGCATGACCGCTGCGATGATCTGATCAGCAGCATCACGGCAAGCGGCGCGTTCGGTATGGTCAAAGCGACCATCGGAGGCCGCTTGAACGAGAGTATTCAGAGGCGCAACCACCGCAGCAATGATTTCCATCGGCGGCAATTCGTCTTCATCGGCCATCGGCTTCGCACCGCCATATCCGATGATCGAAAGTATGGCGTTGACCGTGCGAGGGCCAAGCACGAGCGCCAGCGACAAAGCAGCCGATAGCGATGGTTCCCGCACTTCGGTTTCGTCCTGAGACATATAGCTACGGATTGCCCGAACCTTGACGCCAGACTGAGCAGCCAACTCCAAAACGGTAAATCGGCGCTCGACATTGATGGCGATATGAAGGGCCATGCGGACAGCATCAGTTACGCGATTGCGTGAAACGACCGCAAAATCTTCCACTGTTTCAATGGCTTTCATTGGGTACACCCCAAGCCATGAACAGGAATAAACCTCAGTGGAACGCCGTTGATGCTCGGAGCAAGAGACGGCTTAACAACTTCAATCGCGCGGGCTCGGTTACGCATCCGGCGAATGCGGCCACGTTCTTCAAGGGAAATCAGGATACTTTGGGCAGAGCTTTTGGACCCACGGCCCAGAAACGTGATTATCTCGTCCATGCTTGGGGACACGCCACCGCGCTTCATTATGTAGGCTTCAATGAAACGAAGAACGCTCAGTTGCGTTTGAGTGAGGCCGATCATGCGGCTTCGCTTTCGGGAAGCGCATTGAGGTCGACACCCTTCTCTGCAGCGAGATCGGCAACAGCCTTCATGTGCCAGCGTGGGATTTTGTTGGACTTGTGTATCCAGCTCGAAACCGTGGACGGCGTAAGCTCTAAAGCCTTCGCTACTGCGCTGACGCCACCAAGGGCTTTTAGGGTTTGTTCGATTTTGCTCATAATCGGCACTGTTACGGTTATCGTAAGGTAAAAGTCAAATGCAAAATTACGAAATCCGTTACAGACCCCAGCCGCCGCGCGGTTTACGCTGGGATATGCTTAGTCATGACGAAATATTGGCCGAGATGATTCGGCAATTTGAGGCGGGGAAAATCACGTTGGCGCAAGTTGCGCGGCATCTCACCATTGCCCCAGCCCGCGTTACCGAAATGAAGAAGGGTGATCGCAAGATACAGCCGACCGAAATGCACAAGCTGGCTGAGTTTCTTGGCATGACATCTGTTCCCACGCCTACTCAGGCGATCGAATCCATAAGGAAAATCCCTATTCTGGGGAAAGTTGCGGCAGGAGTTTGGATGGAGCAAACCTACGTAGATGAAGATTTTATCGAAACCATCGAATATGACCGCCTACCGGGTGACGGCAATCCAGAGGACATGTTTGCGGTAATCCCAGAAGGGGCCAGCATGAACCAGACAATACCGGCAAATATGATCTTGATATGCAGGAGAGTGCCGTTCGGCTTTAGTGGCTTCAAGGAGAACCAGTTGGTTATCGTTGAACGTGAGAACCACAACTTGAGAGAGATGACGTGCAAACGGCTGAAATACTCGGAGAGCGGCGATTTTCTCTTATGTAGCGAAAGCGACCGGCCTGAGTTTGCCGAGCCATTCTTTGTGAAGCGGTCGACAGATCACGAATTTGTTGACATGGAAATCAGCATAATTGGCGTAGTGATCCGAGGCGTGGTCGATTTCCAAAACTGAGGAGTGAACAATGACCGATGCAAAACCAGAAACAAGCCGTTGGACAAAGGTGATTGCCTTGGGCGTCGTTTTTATTGCCGGCGTTCTCGGATACAATCAGATGTCGAGCTATTTTGGCCAGAGATGCTACGCCAAAGCGCTTGAGGCGGATCAATTTACGACCGTGATCGAAACGAAATGGACCCTTTCTGGGTGCCAGTATCGCTATAAAATCTCATATAGCGAAGCCGAACCAGAGTGGATCGACGACAGCTATTTTGAAACCTTCCACATGAAGAAGCCAAAAAGCTAACCGCATATTATTACGAAAAGCGTATTGACTTCGCGTTACGCTTTCCGTAACTCTGTCTCCATCACCACCGATGGGGACAAACTGTGCATACAGGAAAGATTGAATTTAGAGGGGCTTTAGCGGATTGCGCTGTATGCCCTGAGGGTCGGACATGGGCTTGGGAAATCCGGCCTGAGGATGACAGCGACGGCTTTGTAGGGAATGACCACGTTGCGATTGACTTGGCGACCGGCGAGGAACGTCCTCTGCGCTGGAGCCGGTTCCAGCGTTATACCAACCGACATTTTGCAGCATTTGTTTCTGGCGGCTTTGCTGATGCTGGCCGGTCGAACATTTGGCCGGATGATATTCTGCCGAGTATTGCAGCATGAGCATCACCGCACATAAGCCACATCCCAGCAAGAGGCCGCGCCGCGAATTGTGGCATCGCAAATACATCATTTGCGCGACGCTTCAACTTGAGGGTCGCTCCGGTCATTACAAGGTCCGGTTTGAAACCGTATTGCGTCGCTGGTCGGTCAGCAAAAGGCGCTGGCTATATCTGCGCCTTACGCCTTCGCGTAGTTGGTCCATGATCGGAACCGACCGGCGCGTTGAGGTGGCATCATGAGCGGCCATGCTGATCTCGCCCGCCGCCTTCGTGAATGCGAGCGCGCCTTCATCAAACTCCAGAAAATCAGGGGCAAGAATTACTCGACCTATATCCGGCAAGTGCGGGGATGGATCGAAGACTTGCTGGATAAGCGCGTCCCTTTGGAAACCTATCGTGACTGGACCGAGCAAACCGAAGCCCGTGTTGCGCGGTTGGCGTTCCCTAAAGCTGTGTTGGAGAATTGATATGAGTAATATCGAAAACGGCGAGATCGAAAGTGCCGATATTGTGTTTTCGCGCGGCTTCATTTTGGATTGCTGGCTGTTCCTGAAATTCGATGGAACTGGCCAAGGATTTGGCGGCTACGTGCTTGGTGGTAGCCCATTCGATACGAACGCGAAGTGTGCAGAACACCATAACCAAAAGAACCTTGCCGCGGACTTCATCGGTGGATGTCTTGCTGTCGCTGGCGTCGAGAAATTCAGTCAGCTTAAAGGCAAGGTTATCCGTGTTGAGCGCGAAGATGATTTCGGCCCAATCGTGGCTATCGGCCATGCCTACAAAGACATTTGGTATCGACCGAAAGAGCGGCTTGAGCGTCTCACAAAAGGAGATGCAGCATGACTTCGCTGGTAGAAAGATTGCGGGACATCCTGCCTTTGCTGGAAGAACTGGAAACAGGTCAGGACTGCGAAGAATATGCCTACGCCAAGGGCAAGGCTTTTCAGGCCATGACATATGAGCCGGAAGCGTTTGAAGCGTTGCGGTCAATCCCAGAAGCAGCCGACACTATAGAGGCTATGCAGGCCGCTCTCAAAACGGCTCGGACCTACATGACCGACTTTGAGGGCTTGCCGCATTGGGACCATGACAACCCTTTGAGGCAGATCGACGCCGCCCTTGCAATGATCGAGCCGCAGCCAACCCCGATGTCCGCCTATGGCGCAAACGACATGGGATGCGCCCAGCCAATCGAAGACGCGACTTATGAGCCTGCAGATGGGGTTCAGATATGAGCCGGAGCATACCCATCCGCCGCGCTCAATTCGACGTGCAGCAATTTGCCGCATGGCTGGTGAAGGAAGGCGCAGAAATCGGCGTCCAGACAAACCCGTATGAGGTTATCCGATACAGGGCTTACTGGCGCGGCACGTCCAAGGCAGCGACGCATATTGTGTATGCGAAAGAAAGCGGATTGCTGACTTGGACCGGAGCCAGCCTTGGACATTACCGAGCATTCCTTGATGGCGCTCCGATCGCAGAACTCAAAACCGGAAAGACGTCAAAGGCAAGGCCCGCACCGAAGCATTCTAAGACAGAGAACAAGCGCATCGCATTGGCAGAACGCGACGGCAATGATTGCTGGTTTTGCGGTCGGACTATGGAAAGCAATGATCGGACGCTCGAGCATCTGGTTCCGAAATCCAAGGGCGGGCCAAACAATCTCGACAATTACGTTTTAGCCCATCGCTCTTGCAACAATCTCGCCGCCGATATGCCTTTGGTGGAGAAGATTGAACTTCGCGCAAAGTTGCGTGCCAAGGTGGAGGCATCGGCATGACCCCAACCCGCGCTGCCCAATTCGCTGACTGGCTCACCAAATTCACCCTCGGCTTTGCCTTTGTCATCGCCGCCGTGATGCTTTTCTTTATTATGATCGGAGTAATGTCGTGAGTGACCGCGATAAGAAATTCAATTCGGTTCTCGACCAGATCGAGCGTCCAACTGACAATATGGCGTGGCTTGAAAATGCCACTCGCTCAATCGCTGCGAATAAAGATCGCTGGGCGGCTGAGGATGCTGAATGCGAGGCAGTGGCATGAGCGGCCACGTCAAATACTTCCCCGAAATGCAGCAAGGCAGCATGGAATGGTACGAAGCGCGCTTGGGTCTGATGACTGCCAGCGAGATGAAGCATGTCCTAACCCCGAAACTCAAGCTCGCGGATAACGAGAAGACTCGGACCCATGTTTACGAATTACTAGCCCAGCGGATCAGTGGCTACGTTGAGCCCATATTTGAGAGTTTCGACATGCTCCGCGGGTGCGAAGATGAAATCGAAGCACGCATTTTGTACGCCAAGAATTATGCACCCGTCGAGGAATGCGGATTCATCACAAACAATAAGTGGGGTTTTAGCATCGGTTATTCGCCGGACGGCCTAGTTGGGGATGACGGGCTGATCGAATGTAAATCGCGCAAGCAGAAATATCAGGTCCAGACCATCGTGGAATGCTCGGCCGCCAATAAGGCGCCAGAGGATTACATGCTTCAACTCCAAACGGGGCTTCTGGTTTCAGAGCGTCAATGGATTGATTTCATTAGTTACAGCGGGGGGCTCCCAATGACCGTTATTCGGGTTTTCCCAGATCCGGTTGTTCAAACCGCAATCCTTCAAGCGGCATCCGATTTTGAAGAACGCATTGCCCACGCCAAGGCGATTTATGACGCGATGATGGCGTCCAATGCTCGTCTGGTCCCAACGAAGCGCACCAACCAGGAGATGTTCGTATGACCGTCATTAGAGTCATTGATTTTGAAACGACCGGCGCCGAGCCTCCCGCTGCACAAGTATGTGAAGTTGGCCTGTGTGATCTGAATGTCGAGGAAAGGTCTGTCGCCACCCCTCGTTCATGGCTTTGCGGCGTGGATGCAATGCCAGCCGATGTACGCGCCGTTCATCATATCACTCTGGCTGAGTGTGCAGAGTTTTGCATGTTTGACCCAGACCTAATCTTTGAAGACGAGATCGATGCCATCGCAGCGCACAATGCGAAGTTTGAAACTCAGTTTTTCACGTCTCCGGTTCCGATCATCTGCACATACAAAGCGGCATTGCGCGCTTGGCCAGATGCGCCAAGCCACAGCAATAGCGTTCTGCGCTACTGGCTTGAGGATGAGGGCCTTATCACCCCTGACGCCGCATTAACACAGCCAGCGCACCGCGCCGGCCCCGATGCTTATGTAACCGCTCACATCCTTTGCGCGCTATTCAATGCTGGTCACACCGGCCGCGAAATGATCGCATGGACAAAGCAGCCAGCCTTGTTGCCAGTCTGCCCACTTGGAAAATTCAGGGGAAAGCCTTGGAGCGATGTCGAGGCAGGCTTTTTGGGCTGGATGCTGCGCCAACCAGACATGGATGAAGAACTGAAATGGAACGCCCAGCGCGAAATTGCGCGGCGCAATGGAGAACCAATGCAATGAACGACATGACCGCCGTGATTATCCCCAAGAGCGATCAGTTGAATGCTGACTCCCTCATTGGTGGGCCAATGACCATCAAAATTCGTGATGTCGCTATTCGACCTGGCACGGAACAGCCGGTGTCAATCTTCTTTGAAGGCGACGACGATAAGCCTTGGAAGCCATGCAAGTCGATGTCGCGCGTAATGGTGTCGGTATGGGGCCCAGACGCCAAGGTCTATATTGGCCGTAGCTTGACGCTTTACCGTGACCCAACCGTCAAATGGGGCGGGATGGAAGTCGGGGGCATTCGGATAAGCCACATGTCGCACATGGAAGGAACCATGATGATGGCGCTTACCGCCACAAAGGGAAGCCGAAAGCCCTACACCGTCCACCCGCTTACAAATAAGCAGACCGGCCAACTCACTCTGGAAACCGCCAAGGATGCTCTCAACGGGGCAAAGGACATGGACGAGTTGAAGGCCATTTGGAGCAACAAACAGATGGCTCCTTTCCGCGATGATCTCACCGATTTCCTTGCTGAACGGAAAGCAGCCATGTCGACGCCGGCTGATCGCGAAGAAACGCAAGCCGAAGTCGAGCAGGAAGCCGACGACACCCCAGCATGGGCAGGCATGGTCGCTGACTGGAAAGAACGGATCGCCAATGCCGATGTTGTCGGGACGATCATCGCTATCCGCGGTGAACTGAAACCGCATGTCGACGTCTTGCCCAGCGATGTCGCTCACGAACTGTACGGGTTGCTTGATGAAGCGGCCGCCAAATTTACCACGAAAGGGGAATAACCATGTCGAGTTTTATCCGCCGCATTGAGCGGACACAGCATCCATCTCAGGCAGTCCACTACGCCAAGGATGATGATGGCAAGAATGTTGGAGATGCGTTCTCCAATCCAGCGCGCAAGGTCTTCTTCAAAGGCCGTGGTTCAAAACTTGGGGTCCACAATCCCAAGGCGAAAGACCTGATCGCCCGTCAAAAGCGGGAAGCAAAGCGCGCAGTAATGAAGGGAGAATAACCATGTTAATGTTTAAATCCACGCACCAACGCCTTTTGAAGCAGGCAGTCGAAAACGCTGAAGCCAATGATCGCCAGATTGCAGATGCACTCGCCAGCGTTCGGGAAGACACCATCAAGCGCCTTCGCCAAACCGTCGCTGATCGGGAAGCGCGCATTACGGCGATGACACCGGACTTTGAATTGGGCCGGAAGCGTCGGTTGAATTACGAAGCCGACAATGCGCGTCGCAAAGCAGCTCGGAAGGCAGCGAAGTAATGCGCGGACACCGTTCATTCGTGGGCGGGACCGGATGCTTCCGGCGCGGTCGGGGCGAGGGGGTATTATTGCCCTCTCCCTCGTCGCCCATCTTCCATACCCGCGATAGGCAGGCCGAATTGGTCCCTCAGGTTATCAGGGAGCGCCACAGGGCTAAACTGGCCCGTAATGGAGAGGATTGCTGGTGACGCTTCCCCCACGCATTGCCAAGCGCAAGAATAGAACCGCTCGGTTCCGTTCTCAGGCGCATTGTTCATTTGTGAGAAGTCACGCTTGCTGCGCTTGCGGATCTACAACGGCGATCGAGGTCGCTCATATTCGTACCGGAACCGATTGCGGTATGGGAACGAAGCCATCTGATTTCTGGACCATATCTCTCTGCAAGACATGCCACCAATGGCAACATCGCAACAGCGAGCAGGCGCTCGAAAAGAAATACACCTTCGACATGAAGGAAATGGCCCGCGCATTTGTGAAGGCCAGCCCAAAGAGACGAGAACTTGAAGCAGCAAGGGATGGAATATGACCGAAAGACGAACAACATTGTCCGATCGCACTCAGGTTTACCCAGAGCATCGGAAAATAATCGAAGAAGGCCCGCGCAAAGGCCAGCAAGAAGGCTATGTTGTGCTGGCAGAGGAGGAAATCGCCAAGGGCTATGTTCGACCTCTCCGCCAGTCATACAAGCATCTGAAATGCGGCGTTGTGACGACAATGGGTATCACCCTTGCTCAAACTTATGCGCGCGATCCTTACTTTTACTCCGGCACATTCTGTTGCGGATGCGGGACACATTTCCCCGTTGGCGATGACGGAGAATTTGTCTGGGATGGCACTGATGAGAAGGTTGGAACATGAAAACTAAATCGCAACAACCCACAGTCAATCACATTGCATTCCGTGATGAACTTCTCACGCTTTTAAATAAGCACAGCGGTCACTTGGACGCAGCCGAGTTATTGGCTCTTTCCGCTTATACCACTGGTCAAATCTTAGCCATGATGGACGCTCGCAAATGGACATCCGAATTGGCGATGGAAGTGGTTATCAAGAACATTGAGGCCGGTAACACTCAAGCCATAGCCGATGCCGCAAAATGGATGGGCAGCGCATGAACAAAACCGTCGCAACACCATTTACGCCGCATCCCGCGCATAGGCCAATGTCCCCAGCCGATGCCGAGGTCTTCGATCTGGCCGCCGAAATGCTCGCCATGCCCCATCTATCCCAAGCAATCCGAGATGCTGGGGGAGATACGGCCAATTTTGCCCATTTCAGCCGTCAGGAGTGCCGTGGCAGGCCGATTGACCCTTGGGCCGCTGAAAATGAGCATGAAACGGTCGCCGCCGCCCTCAAGCGCGTTGCTGAGGGGCTTCGGGGATGAACAAGCCTTCCCGTATCACTGTGGCAGCATGGCCTGGGTTGATGTCGCTTGACATCGCCGCTGCCTATTGTTGCTTTAGCGAGCGGGATTTTAAAAAGGCGGTCGCGTCCGGTGAGTTGCCTCAGCCCGTTTTGATCGATGGGAAGGAAAGGTGGCGTCTCGCCGACCTTCAAGCAAACGGAGAGGAGCGCGAAGAATGGCGCATGTCAGATTAGAACACGTCAAAACCGTGAGGTCTAAGGGCCATACCTATCTTTATTTCGATACCGGAGAGACGGTGAACGGCAAGCCCGTCTATAAACGGCTTCCCGAACCATCATCACCTGACTTTGGGACCAAATACGCCACGATGAAGGCCATCAGGACGCGCCGGTCCAGCCGTGCTGCGCTGATTACGGTCGAGCAGTTATGTTATGCTTACGAAAAAGGGCCTCGGTTCCAAAACCGTAGCCGCCGCACGCAAGACGCGTATTCGATATATCTTGCCAACATCGTTCGCCGCTTCCGAGATCCAAAGAAGGGCAGTTGGCCAGTTACGCAGATCGAGCGTCCGCACATTCGCGCATTGCTGGCGCCGCTCGGACCTGGCGCGCAGATCATGCAGCTCGCGGTTTTGAGGAATGTTTTTTCCTACGGCCGTAAGGCGGACAAAATTCCATCATCATTTGCGCCGGATAAAGACATAGAGATCGACCATAAATCATCTCCGCATAAGCCTTGGCCGGCAAGTTTAGTGAAGAAAGCCCTTCAAGACCCATCAGTAAGGCTCGCGGTCGGGCTTTTATACTTCACTGGACAGCGGATCGAGCGCGTTTGCGGTATGAAATGGTCCGACATTGAGGATAATGTCATCCATGTCCCGCCTCACAAGAAGCAGGGCGACTTGTATATTCCGATTCACTCGGAATTGGCCAAAATACTGGCCAACTATCCAAAAAGCCTGACAACGATCATCTGTAACCCAGATGGAACGCCTTTAACGCCTGCAGCGCTTCGCCCTCGCCTCCAAAAGTGGACGATGAAGCACGGTGGCAAGTTTAACCCTCATGGCTTGCGGAAAAACGCGGTCGACGCCCTGTTTGAAGCCGGATGCAGCGCAGCAATGGTGTCCGCGATCACCGGCCAGTCTTTGCAGATGCTCGAACACTACGCTCAGGGCAGAAATAACCGAATTTTGGGCCAAACCGGCATGAAATTGTGGGACAGGAACGCAAAATGAACAGGAAAACCGAAGGAAAAACCATGAAAAAAATGGCCCAGAACCTCACTTGCTCGTTTAAGTCAATTTAAGACGCGGGCTGCATATCGTCACATGCGGCCAAATGTGTAAATTCGCCGACAAGCGTTGGAACATTCCAATTTTTGTTCTTCGATAACTAATTGCTTCATTAAAGAGCTACGGATGGTATGAACCGATGCAAAGGAGAGGCCCAAATGCCAGGCGATCGGGTTGAATTTTTTTATGATCTTTCCAGTCCTTGGACCTATTTAGCCTTTACCAATTTGCAAAATGTTTTGGCAAGAACGGGTGCAACAGCGCGTCTGCGACCGATATTGGTTGGCGGGGTCTTCAACGCCGTAAACCAGTCGGTCTATGCTGCGCGCGAAGATACGGATAATCGCAAACTGGTACACAGTTGGCGTGTGCTTAAAGATTGGGCTGCATTCACCGGCGTTCCATTGCGATTTCCCTCGCAATTTCATCCAGCGAAAAGCGTCCATGCAATGCGCATGGCATGCACTTTGGCAGACGACATGTCGGCTCTAAGCACTTTTACAAAGGCAGCATTTGAAAGCTACTTTGGTCGCGAAGAAAATCTTGACGATCCGGACATTCTAGTTGCGGTAGCAAGCGCAGCAGGATTGGACGGAGAAGCCATGAAGGCTGCTGCGCAGACTGATGAGGTGAAGTCGCTGCTTCGCGCAAACACCGAGGAAGTAATCGCGCGCGGCGGTTATGGTTCGCCAACGATCTTCGTCGACACAACTAAAATGTATTTCGGCAACGACCAGTTGCCACTTGTGGAATTTGCTTTGAAGGAAAAGTCTGCATGAATGAACGTGTAAGCATCACTGTCGAAAACCATGTTGCAGATGTGCGACTGACCCGGGCGGATAAGATGAATGCTCTGGACCCTGCTATGTTCGAAGGAATTATTGCGGCCGGTGAACGGATCGCATCTATGCAGGGAATTCGTGTCGTTGTTTTATCGGGTGAGGGACGTAGTTTTTGTGCCGGG